CCGCCGCCAGCGCTTGACCGAGCGCAGGAGTCTTCGTATTGATGGCATCGACGGACGTCTGCAGCGTGTCCTGCTTGGCCGATGTCGCAAACCCAGTAATCGCGGCCGGCGGCGTCAGTGTCGTAATGGTCGCTGAGGGCAGAATGACTGGCACTGAGGCCGCGGCCAGCGCCTGGCCGAGCGCTGGTGTTTTCCCGTCGATGCTCGTCAACGACGTCTGCGCGGTATCCTGCTTGGCGCTGGTCGCGTATCCGGTAATTGCTGCAGGCGGCGTTAGAGTCGTGACCTGAGCGGCCGTCAGAACGACCGGGACCGATCCAGCCGCGAGTTGCTGGCCGGCGACAATCGGGACGCTTAGGTTCGTGCCGCCAAGGTCAAGTTTGACGACCTGGATGTCTTCACCAGCAACCGGATCGACCTTAATGTCGGCGGTCGAATCACCTGTACCTGTGAACGGAACCTTCCGCGTCGTCATTGTTCAGCCATAAGGCAAAGGTAGGGCTCACGCGTGACACCGCTGAGCCGTGGCCTTTATAGTGAGGGAGGACCGATCAGGTCTTCTTGTGGGTTGTGTGCGGTTCCGTGCGGTTTATTTCGCTGAGAGCAGATGGTCTAACGTCGCGCCGCTGACTTTGTAGTAGCCGTTTGGCAATCGCACATACTCGATCTTGTCGTCACGGATCCAGCCGCGGACCGTTTCGACGTGAACGCCTAACCGCTTGGCAATCGTTGACGGACTCAGGAGCACGCGACAGCGGGCGAGCTCGCGATCAGCTTCGGCTAGATGGGCCTCGGCCTCTGCGCGTTCGTCCGGCGGCTGGCGACGATCAGTGGCCATCCGCACTCGCAACGTCAGACGATGAAGACTTCTGCCGCTGTCTTGGCTCGTCGGTAGCGAGGAAGAACAGCAGTAATCCCATCGGGACAGAGAAAAGAACCCCCATCATACTAAGGGCGAATTCGAGCGATTGCAGTGACCATGATTCGCGCATCGCACTCAATGACACACAGCAGGTAAACACCATGCCTAAGCCGAGGAAGAGAGCAAACCTGCGAACACCAGCGTCGTTGTCTTGTTGCTGTCGCGCGCTCATCTACGCTTCCTTTCCTGGGACGGCCGCCATCAATAACGCCTTCTATTTCGCCTAGTTCGTCGCCTCAGCACCAACCAGAGCGCTGCCAACGCAAACACGATATGGCCATGTGGAAGGCTCATAGTTGTGCCTTCTCGTCTACGGGAGAGGCCGACAGCAGATCACAGGGCGACAAATCCAACTTACGGTCATTCACCAACCGTGACCAATCCGCAGCGTCTTTGAGTGAATGTCTGACTCGCGTCCACACTGTTTCTAGAGCGGCTTCTTCCAACGTCGCGACTGTCTTCCGGCGACCTTGCGGCAGATAACCATCAGAGCGTTTTTCGACGGTTCCCATCGGGGCATACCCAACCGATACGGCAAAGTAGATTCCCCTGACGCCGTTCATTGGCTTCACCGTGATCGTGTCTTTCGTCTTCACGGTTTCTCCTGTGGCACGGGAGGGGCGGCAGCCGACCGAAGATCGGCTTCAGCGCCTCGAAGTAAAATCTGTGCGACCTGTAATTCATCTATTTCGATGCTGAACAATGTGTCGTATTCAATACCGACATCGAAATAGAACCGGCCCTTTCGCTCAGTAATACCTGCGTGACAATGACTCCAACTCGACTTCATCGGCCTAGCCCCCTTTTGGCACGGGAGGGGCAGAGACAGGAGGCTTCGGTGTGATCGAAGCGTTACAGTTTAGGCATATATAGGTTGTGCCTACTTGCATCTGGCGTGAACCCGTTCCGATAATCGGCGAGACTGGCGCCCGCTGAATCGGCGGCACCGTCGGATCGATCCAGACATGACTACAGGCGCTCATTTCGGTGTCTCCTGCGGCTGCTCCTGCGGTGGCGCGGGCCTACTCATCGTTGCTCCAATATTCCAACTCGTCGTCAGCGGCTTCGGCTGGATCGCATGACAAGTCCACACTGCCTGCGTTGCAGCACGCTTGCGCGTCATCAACGTGAATGCCGCGAAAGATCATCTGAGCCACGTATGCGGCTTTCCAAACCCTCTCACCCTCTGCCATCGTCGGCACAGGTGATGGACCATCGCCCGCACCCAGCACACTCGGATCGTCGTCATCTAAGTTCATCAGGACTGCTCCTGCGGTGGCGGCGCGACCGTTGGCTGTTTCGGACGATGGCACAAAGCACAAACCGTCGGTGGTAATAAACGACAATCGCAGAAGCCTTCCTGCGGTGGCGGGGCGACCGTGAGTGATTCCAGTTGACGCACCCAACTGTGCAACGCGACCGCCAGTGTCTCGCCGAGCCCATACTGGCCTGCCGCGCCTTCCATCTCCTGCAACACACGCTGAAACTGTTCCGACCTTGGTGGCGCTGCGGGCACTGAGAGCGCCGATAGCAGCGTGATGAGTTCGCGCGCTTCGCACTGATAGCACAGACGGTCAGCGCGATCGTCCCACGGGCAACCAGGATTCCGACTACATGCCTTGCTGGCTAGAAAGCGATCGATTCGCTCTTGTAGCCTTCCCTCTCCGTCCAGACCAGCAAGTTGCGACGCGTCGCAGACGGCCTTCAGCGCGTCCCGAAGTTCCATGATCAGGTCCGCCATTTGACGAGTTGACATCATCTCTGGATTCCAGAACCCGCCCACCGACAGCCATTCAGTAGCTTTGGCTACCAGTTTCTTCCTTCCCTCTCCGTCCAGAGCGAGATCAGTCATAGATACCTCTGAACACGAAAGCACGACGATGAGTCTTCGCGCGTGGTCAAATGGGGTTCAGTCAACGCTGACCTACCGCGTCGTCGGCCTGTGGTTCATCGTCGAATGCAAACCACTCAATAGCGCCGCGTCCGGTGTTCTCTCGCCCCTCAATGGGATGCGCCTCACACCAGTCTAGAGACGAACAGCAGTGCATCCATCCTCCACCGCCTTCGCAAATATCGCAGGCTTGCGGCCCGCCGTAGTCCCAATCGTCCTCGCCCCAATCGTTAACCCCGGTCCCGCCGCAGGTATCACACGTTTCAGACACGCACGAAGATCCGCAGCGCGCGCACTGACAGTCCCAGTCACGACCATCGTTCGGCGGGTTGTCGGCAATCAGCTTGTTCATCTTCTATCCGTCCAGCGCGAGATCAGTCATAAATACCTCAGAAAAGCTAAAGAACGAGAAGATTTATTCGCGTATATCACCGACACTGCCGTCCAGCAACACGCGAAGATCATGCACGGGTAACTTCCGTCGCTGCTACGGTTTCCGCTTCGAGGATGCGACGCGCGAGAAACTCCGCGATCTGCGGGACGATAGAGTTTCCCAACGCAGCGAGTCGAGCATTGTCCAACCCAGGGCATACCCCATCAGCCACTCGACAAACATCGGGTTCGGTTTCCCACCCAGCACGTTGTCGAGCATCAACCCGCCACCCCTCGAAATTGAGCCGGCTCCCCTGCCGCCGCCGCGCCCGTTCTGTTTCTGTCTCGCTTGCGGCGTCGGGTAGATTCGCACGAAGTCGGTCAGGGTCATGCCGGCGTGAATGCCCGTCGGCGGCGTTTTGTGACGCCGAGCCGTGGCATTGGCCGCAGATTTCGCATCGCCCTTCGTCGGTGTTGGGATAAGCGATGAGCCAGAGACGGTCACGGCCATGCGGCGCGCCAATGGCTGCAGCCTGAATGCAGTCCCATTCCGCGTCATACCCGACCGAGGCCAGATCGCTAAGAACACGTCCGAGTCCCCGAGCAAGGAGGTCTGCGACGTTCTCCACAACGAGGTAGGCGGGTCGAATCTCGCGAACCAATCTGAACATCTCCGACCAAAGACCCGACTGCGCTCCATCTATTCCTGCCTTGGCGCCGGCGCTGCTGATGTCCTGGCAGGGGAATCCGCCGACGATGACATCGACGCCTGAGAGTTGGTGCGGCCGATTGGCCGGCTCCACTCCATCGGGCGTAGTCCATCCGCGATCTTCCCAAACGTCGCTTTCTGGTCCGTGGCTAGGTCCGCAGTCTTTCCCGTATGCCGCTCGAGCCACACCGCGACAGGATCGAACATCTTCGTAACGCCTCACGTCAGGCCAGTGCTTCGCCAGCACTTCCCGACAAAACGGGTCAATCTCAACCTGCCACCGAATCTCGAAACCCGCACGCTCAAAGCCCAAGTCGAACCCGCCGATTCCTGCGAACAACGATCCGACTGTCAGCGCCATTAATCACCCGTTCGCAATCGCGGTACCTGAGTCGTCATGCTTTCCGAGGGCGCGTATAAATCTTCTTCTTGTCTTCTTGTGGCTACGTCTTCTGTGGCTCCCCTTGGGCTGGATATTTCAGACAGAATCTTCGCGCCGCCTAGCAGCCATCTGAGGCTTAGTCATTCGACGTGGCTCCGAGGGCTCCTGAAGTTTTGCTAACAGTTTCTCAGCTTCAGACCGAGAGATAGGACTGTTCGCAGAACCAGCCATCCACGAAATCAACGTGCCGAGCACATTACGAATACGCTCAACTTCTCGATCGGTAGCTGCGCTTGATCTCATTTCGGCTCCCCTTGGGCTGGCGAGACAGGCCGGATTTGCTTCTGGCGCCATTCTTCCATGTCGATCGCGCACGTCCGCGCTTCGAACACCTTCGACGGATTACCAGCCGCGTGCTCGCGCAGATCGGCCCACAGCCTGACAAGGACTGGCGCCATTGGATCGCGGGCTAACAGCACGAACATCGGCTCGTCTGGTGCCGCGTTCTCGTAGCAGTCGAACTTCCCCGGCTTCAGTTTGGTTCCCACGATTTACTTCTCCTTCAGTTGGGCTGGCGAGACAGGAGACGCAGGGAGGGGTTCAGCTCTCAAGAATTCGTAGATGCGAACTTCCATCTCGGCAAGCGGTCGCTCTGATCTGCTCTTGAAATCCAGATCGCAGCCGTAGCTACATAGCGTGCCGTCGATGTCCAGGCCGCACTTTTTGCAGACCAAGCGCCTGATCTGCGGCCTCTTCTCCCCCTGATCCGAGACTGAGCCAGGAGAGGTGTTGAACTGTTCGATCGCCTCGTTACAGGCATCGCAGACCCCACGATCGTAATCTTCGCCTTCCTGTGTGGCCGTCAACCGGGCTCGCACGTCTCTGAGTTGTTGATGGATCTGTTCGCGTGCCCACTGGACTGAGCCAGGAGAGGCCAGCATCGCTTCGAGTTCTATGGCTTGTTCGATTCGCACGCGCGCCTCTTTGAGAAAGGCGTGGGCATTGCCGGCCGGATCGGGAGCCTTGTCTGCTTCAGCCGCGAGTCGCCGCGCGGTGGCCGCCTTCTCCAGCCACGTTTGGATCAACTTCTGAAACCGTTGGTCAGCCATGAACCCCCTACCCCACCCTTCGCGCTTCGTTGCGATAATGTTCACGCTTCCAGTCGGTCATACCGAACGCGCGCCGCGCCAATTCTTCAGAGCAGATCCCTTGCGCCAGGAGTTCCACGGTCGCGTCGTCCAACAGCAGCCAGTACGCCGTCTCGCCGGCCGGGACCGTGATCGCCTCATCCCGTACCGTATCGGGAATCTGCGGGACTTCATTGAACAGGCTCGGCTTCGCCATCAGCGTACGGCTCCAATAGCCCTGAGAGCGGCGATCTCGTCTCGGACATACGTCAGGGGCCAGCCCGCAGCGATCATCGCTTCCTGAGCCAACGTCGCCCGCCCTTTAGCGGTCTTGGCGTCCAACATGAACACTTTGCCCCGATACAGGACCAACAGATCGAACAGGTCCAACCGGAGGACATGCGCGCCGACTTGCCGGAGGGCTTTGACGATCCCGGCTTCGGTTTCGTCGCGGCGAGCGGCATACCGTTTGAGGCTCATGGAACTAGGCGCGTCCTTCTGGGGAGAGATCGAGGGCAATCAACTGGTTCATCCGGTGCATCCGTGTCACGCACCGTCGTTCATCATGCACCTGCGTTGCACTCGCCTTGGGCAATGACGCAATCTGTTCCAACCACACCGCCAACACCGTCGCCTCCCGATTCCGTTTCGTCCGAATCCGAAACCCTCGCGCTAACCAAAACCGTCGATAGTCCCCAGACTCTTTCAGTTGCACCTGATGCACAGACTCTGGCGTAACAGGAACCGCAATGGATTCCCCTGCGAGAAAGGCGGTATAGAGCGCTTCGTTATGTGCTCTGGCGTCTTCGTGGATGGCATGTTCTCGGGTCACGATGGGCAGTCTCATCAGCGTCTAGCCTCGTTCAACTTGGCCTGGTATTCCTCAGCGTCCAATTGGCATCGACGCGAGCACCAAGGCGCGTAAAAACAGTTCCGTTCACGCGGTAGCCAGCACTCAGGACACCGCGCTTCACGGTCTCGCTTCCCGAGCTCGCGGTTGCGCTGCTGGCGTTCGCGGACATGCTTACGCGTCACGAGGTAGACCGCTCAGCTTTCAATAAATTGATCCTATCCAGCAACGCCTCTTCCGCTGTGGCCGCATCGCTCAGGTGTGTTTCGAGCGCGTTCTGAGCCATTCGCAACGTGTGCTCTCGCTTAATCGCGAAGTTCCAGATCGCCTCGTCGGACATCTGATTGCCCCAACCAAGGTATTGCGCCAGTGAATTCAGCGTGTACGAATTATTCACTGCTCACGCTCCAAGGCTTCACACCCCTTCGGTTCGGCTTTGAACACGCAGCCAGTCACGCACCTCTCGCGCGTCTGCCGCGCCATCCGGTCAGCCGCCTGAACGTCTGTCTCCATGCGGTACTTGAATACGCGCATCTCGCCCTGCTTGTCGCACTTCCGACAACGCCAACCACACATCACGGCCTGATCTTTCACTTTTGGCGCTCCAAGGCTTCACACCGCTCCACCGTCATGAGGCTTTCCGCCGTTGCGCGAGCGCTGAATCGACAGCCTTCCGAACCACGTCGCTGTTGTAGGTGATCGACCGAATCGCACAGAGGCTCTTGACGGCGTCCGCGAGTTGCCCCAGGTCTGCGTCGATGCCTTCGATGTCGATCGCTTCATGCGCGATCTTCGTGATGATCCGAAAGTTCTCCGTCGGCGGCTCCGAACGCGAAGCGGACGGACGCGGCGTCCTCGCCGCTGCTTTATCTTTTTGATCCAGATTCCGTGTCCCAGACTCAAGACTCAAGACTCCAGATTCCGACGGGTCGGAAATGTTTTTACACGGCTCGCCGTTACTGGCCACGGTCTTACTAGGTGGTACTGGTATAACTGACGCCGGCTCTTTAGGATGCGGGCGTTGATGCTTTGAGAACTTCCGAATGAACAAGTAATCGCGTCCATCGTCGCCGCGGTAACTGATGACCATGCCTTTCGCGACGAGTTCGTCTAATAGGTCGGCAATTTCTACGTCGTCGTAAGGGAACAGACGCACCTTCAACCGGCGCTGGTCGTCCACAAGACGCCCTTCTCGGTCGGCTTGGGTCCACAGCCCAATGAAGCAGAGACGTGCGGCCAGCGATACGTCAGCCACATCAGGATCGTCGAAGAATTCAGGCTTGATCATCCGAATCCTAGCCATTCCCTTGGGCGCCTCTAAAGTTGCGAACGCAGCCCTTGACGTAGCGCAAGTCCTTAATCGCGTCGGCACGAATCGCGGAATCCATGAAAGCGCGAATGGTTTCCAACGGCAACCACTCCAGCGTGCTCACCAACCACGAGAGTTCAGACCGATTAAACGTGCAGCACTTCTCGTCGTTCATCCAGTAGCGAATAAGTTCCCAGGCATCGTCTAGACGGCGCTCACGCGCCTCAGCGAGAACGGCGTTGTACTCGCGGAGCTGGCGTTCACGTTCGAGAAGTTGAATCGCGCGATCGTGCGGGTCTTCTCCAGTCAACGTCTCTGAGAGCGGCACGCCTGACTTGCCGTGGTTGCATTCCCAACACGACGCCGCCAGATTGATCGGATCGTCCGTCCCACCTTCACAGATCGGAACGATGTGGTCGATCTCGAGCACGACGGCCGGCGACGTGCGACCACAGTAGCGACAGGTGAACTTGTCGCGCTTGAAAATCTCGAAGCGAGTCCGAACGCTGACACGCCTGATAGAATGAACTTCAGCCATGACCGCGACACCTCCAGTGTCGGGATTGTGGTTAGGGGTCAGCGCGTGCTGAACACACTCGCTGACTCCGCTCATTTTACCAGAAACACTCAGCATTTCAGCCTTAAAACAGCGCCGGTTGGTCGGGAGGCTGAACATCCGCCGCACGAGCGACCGGAACGTACGGCAGGAACATGTAGGCTGACTCCCGGCAGTCCTCGTTCCACTTCAGCGATCCGCCCTCTTTTTCGATCACTTGACGAGCTTCACTCACCCGTGTCCGCCAGGAGGCGAAGCCGCCGACATGCGCGAGTTCGTGGACACCGATCCATTGCAACGGCTTGGACTGGAACAGCGCGATGATGTCGTTGCGCTTCCCGGTGCGATGGGTAATCTCTTGGGTGAGGGATTCAGACATGATCTAGGCCACTTCCAACGGTAAGGCTTCACAAAACGGACAGAGCACGACTGGCGCTTCTTTGCATCCGTCCCATAGCACGACTTCGTGCCCGCACGACAAAACGCACACCTCGCGCGTCTCGCGGCGAATCACCGTCCGCAACGACGGATGCTCCGCAATCACTAGAACATCCGTCCGCACTTAAGGCACGTCCTCCGTATTGATGGTTCGCGCCACACCATCCACGATCTCCGGTGAGTGATCCAGCAGCGCAAAGACATGAAGAAATATTTCATAGCCACTACTCTCTAAATGCTCATATAGGCTTCGATGAAGACTTGCGCGACTTGCGGCTTGATCGCGTTACCGTAGCCGCGCAGTCGTCCCACGCGGTTGGATACCCCATGAGCCAACGGGAATGTGCCGGGTTCAACTGGCCGCGCTTTGCCATCGGTGCAGTTGATCCACTCGGCAGCGGACCAGAAAGTTGCGCCTGATGAATTAACATCAGACCAATCTTCGCGCCGCTCGGTCGCGTCATTCCAGACTGTTGATTGATCGATCCGCCGCGTTCGCTGTCTCCGACGGTAGGACTCGCCCACGTCGCAAAACGTGCGACCGTTTCGAGACTGACTTGTCGCTTTTGGCCCTTCGGACTGCGAACCGTCGCGCCCGACCAAACGGAATTGCTCGGAACTGTTCGCCCTCCCGTGTGCGTGTCCGGCGTCGGCCACAAACCACAAGCGGTGTCTCGCATCGAACGAGCCGACGCATGGACCCGGTAAACCAACCGGCCCGACGGCGTAGTCTTCCGCTTCCAGGTCATCGCAAAGACGATCGAGCCATCCATATCCAATCGCTGCTTCAACTTGTTCACCAAAGACGACGACAGGGCGGCACTCTTTGACGAGCTGGAACCAGACAGGCCAAAGGTCGCGCGGATCATTCCCGCCAATTTTGGTGCCGGCTGACGAGAACGGCTGACAGGGACATGAGCCGGTCCAGACTGGCTGAGAATCGGGCCAGCCTGCGAGTCTGAGCGCGAGGCTCCAGCCGCCAATGCCGGCGAAGAAATGGCACTGGACGAATCCTCGCACGTCGTCAGGCCGAACAAGTTCGATTGACCGCTCATCGACTTCGCCATCTGCGATCAGCCCTGCCTTGATCAGTTCCCGCAGCCATGCCGCGGCGAACGGGTCGATCTCGTTGTAGTACGCTGCCACTCACGCCTGCCCTTTCGCTTGGAACTTCAGCGTGAACGTCGGCGAGGCGTCGGAGCCCCCAACCTGAGAGACACACGCCATCACCGCCATGTAGGGCCGCTGCACGAGAGCACCGGCTTGCGTCTTCGCTTCGATCAGATCGTCTTCCCAGCCGGCAATCTTCCACTCGGCATCAGGCTGAGACTTGACCGTGATGAGGAAGGACGGCATCAGCGTGCCTCCGTCCGAAAAGCAGGAAGCGGCATCCAGTGCGTCGGTCGGACCTGAATACGACCCGGAACTGAGAGCCACATACCCCACGCGGCTTGCCAAAATACGATACGGATCTGATTGTTCTTCGGCTCGCGCACGAGAATAGCCACGCCATCCCGCTTCGGCACTGTTTCAATTGGTTGCCAGTCAGCCATCAGCGAACTCCCTTCAACGGCTTGATCGCCGGCAGCGCGAGCGGCGAATCAGACTTCAGCACTTGAATCCGCTGTACGTAGTCCGCCGCCTGATCACGACGACGACGTTTCACCAAGTACGCCAGCCAGCGCACCCCGCCGAGCACCAGGACGAGAAGGGCGAAATACGTCACTTCACCCACTCGCAGGTAATCCGACCGCTACCCGGTTCAGAACCGCGCTCAACGCCAGCAAACAACGACACGTCACCAGAGAAGGCGAGAAACCCTTCAGCGCCTTTGCGCTTTGAGCCCATGCGGACTTTAATTTCGTGCCGCTGGAGCTTTCCATGACAGCCGCGAACGCCGTCACCGCACACCGCGATACTGTTCTCAGGCGACACCAAGCCGCCCTGACTACGGAAGGTGATCTCGTGCATCGACTCGGCCGCCATGTAGCCACAGCACCGGCAGATGCCTTTCTCGCGCTCGAACACGTAGGCGCGAACTTCACCAACGCCTTGTTGTTTCGCACGGCGGCGCTTGGCCCGATACCTGGCCGCAACACCGGGTTTCTTACGGCGAGATTGGAAACGCTCGTACGTCAGTTCGCGCACGGCATCTCCCACCGACGATCACAGCAGCCACACTTCCACGAATCGATCCCATCGACGCAGTCCGTCACGAAGGCCCAATCCGCACAGCACGCACGCGGCCCGTTGGCCTGCTGTTCCTCCACACGTCGCACTTCGAGCGCGGCTAGGGCGTCATCGATGTCAGCAATGGCGGTCACTCGCCGTTCACGGAGGCGGAGGAGGATGTCAGCGTCGCGGTTCCCGAACTCAGGACGGGGGATCATCAGAATGCGTCCGTATCGGGGTTGAAAGCCTTCGGCACGCCGACAAGATCTTCTAGCCGCCAATTACCTGACGCCGACTGCTTCAGACCCGGAAACACCGGCTCACCCGTCTCAGCCATCCGCTCGGCGAAGTCCGCAATCGACTGCTTGTAGGTCAGGAGCGTGGACCGTCCCGACTCGCCGACGTTGGCGTTGAACGTGATCTCCGCTTTCGCGCCGGCGATACCAGGGCCGACCTTCAGGACGCGCCGGGCGCCGGCTGGCATGTCTACACCGAGATCCGGCCCTTCGTCAGAGCGTCCCGAATCTCCACCGTTCGGGACCGACGGGGACAGACCGACAGGCGCGACAGGATGAGCGCCCTGTACGGTTGGAGCGGTGAGGTCTTCTAAGTCCTGTGTGAAGATGCCCGATGATCGAGTCGCACCAATCACCGCGTCGATCTTGGCCCGCTTCTTCGCCATCTTCAGGACCGTGTTCTTGCTGTCGATGATGTCCGTGTTCTCGATGCGGCCAACCGTCTGCCCCTCGATAACCGTATCGCCGTCCCTGTACTTCGCGCCGCAGCCGTCCTTCTTCTTGAAGCACACCCACCCGCCGCCAAACTCCGCCTTGCCCTTGATGATCGCGGCCTTACCACACTGCGGACACAGGCGCTGAATCTCGCGCCAGCGGTATTTCGATTCGTAGCTGCTGCACGAACCCACGCCTGTGCCGACCACGCTGTCATCGCGGCGACTCTTGAGCAGGCACTTGAGCGTGTAATCGAACAGACCGCGCTCCCAATCTTCCACGCTGCTAATCAGCGCATATTCGTCATAGAGGCCGTAGACTTCGCAGAGCTTGTCCGAGCCGGACTTCAGCAGCGTCTTCTTCTTGGTGCCAGGAATCACCCCGTAGTCGCCGCCGTCGTTGCCGCCGTCGTGTGATTCGCTGAGGTACTCCGCGCAGAAGGCTTGAAACTCTTGGAGCCGCGCCATCGCCGTGCGAACGTCCATGACGGGCGTGAGCAACACGGCACTCCGCTCGACTCGCGCCAGTGCGACCGGCGGTGCGTCGTGTACGATTTCTGCTTCGGCTGGCGTCGTGCTCATCGTCTGCTCCTTCTGCACTACATCTGCGTCGTACCACTTGTTCCGGGCGTCTCGCTTCCAGTGCCGTCGTGCCTGACCGCCTGCGATGTTTTCGTAGGGTCCGTGAGACGCTACGGCTTCACCGGGAACAGGAGCGCCGAACATCTCGTCGCCGGTCATGCGGCCCCCTGCGGAAATAGCACGGCGTGAATGCGCTTCAGCGTCTCGTGGTTCGTCAACATCTCGACTTCGCGGGCTATGGCGTGGCGGTTTTCGCGTAACCACACTTCGTCGTCTACGGCTTGCTGCGATGCGAGCACGCGATACCCGCCAAACCCTCCGACCTTCGCTGTCCGCATCGTCTTCTTGACGACACGTAGATAGCCTTCACACAGCCAGCTCGCTTTGTTTTCGCCAGTGATCACGCGAGGACGCCAGTAGCCGCGCTCCGTCGGTGCGCTGCTGCCGGCCGCATACACGCGGTTGTTCGGGTCGTAACACCACAGCGTGTCGCCGACCTTCACGCGGCCCCCTGCGGCTGTATCCGACCAATTACGTTGTCGTGGCGTGTCTGTCGAAGCCCTGTCGTAATCTCTGCCCGTCCCAACGCATTCGCCAAGTGGAACAGTGCATCCGTCGTCGTCCCCGCAGACGGTTCACACATCATCCGTAACGTTCTCGCGGAGAGTTCCACGAAGATTTGCCGCTCATTAAACGGGACATCTGGCCACAGCGTGATCGGCAGGCCGAGATACTCCATCCGATTCACGTACAAATCCCGCGCAAGCTGGTCGAGCGCCGCGGCCTGGTGGATCGATGTGAGGCTCATCGCTTCGCTCCGTCACCTTCCATTAAGCGTCTGATAACGAACTGCCGATGCTCCAGACGCGCCTGTTTGATCCGATCGGCAATCGAAGTGACGACGACCGCCACGAGCCAGAGCGAGGCCGCACAGCCGAGAATGGATCCATAGGCGATCACGGCGTGCCGAAGGTCCAACGCGGTCGGCAGAGAGAGGAGGACGGCGTGTGTTAAAGTCATGGGTGTGGGCGCCTTTCACGCCCCGCTTTCGTGTGCGGCCCGGACGTTCCTAGGCGTCCGGGCCGTTGTTTCCTCAGAACAGTCCACACATCCAGGGATACCAGCACTCGAAGTAGACCGCGCCGACCGACTGGCTTCCCAAGGCCAGCGCGATCACCACGGCTACGAGGAATGCTCCGACGAATCGCTTGGTTCGCACGCTCTCAGCTCCTTTCGTTTGAGGTGAATCGACAGAAAGAACAACCCGACGAACACGAACGGCACCGCACAGACCAGCACGACCGCCCATACCGCGACACCGAGCACGCCACGCATTACGCGCTTTCCTTCCACCACGACGGGAGACGATGCGCGTCACGAGGACCGAGCCCCTTGTTGTAGACATCCACGACGACAGCGGCCACGCACTGCTTTTTCTGGTTGCCCGTGCGCTCACGCATCGTCTCGGCTTTACGCAGTACTTCGCGGGCACCGTGACGCAGTTCCGACAGCCGCGCGCCGAGTTGCTTTTCGTTCGTCTTGCCGTTGTAGCGGTTGAACACGAGGCCCAGTCCTTCGATGACCGCACGATCGAACGCCAGCGGGTCACCGCCGAAGCCGAGATTGATGGTCCGCACAACCTGGCCGAGGACGACATCGCCGCTGCGGTCATACACGGTCGCCAGAGCGCCGACCGCACTAATGCCGTCGCCCTTACTGCGAGCGATCTTCTGCCCGTTGGACTCCACGGCTCGCTGAATGTCCTGCTCACGACGACGGCCAGCCGTGCAGGCAACATGGAACTTGTCGTACAGCGGAATCGGCTTGCGGTCATCGCGACCGAGGAAGATTTCCGCCATCTCAGCGTCGGTCAGATCCTCGAACACCTCGCAATCGAGCACGTCCTTATCAAAGCCGTTCTGCTTCAGCGCGTAGATCCGGTGCTGACCGTCACACACCCAAAAGTTGCCGTCGCGATGGTTGATGATCGGGTAGCCGAGTTTGTTGAGGTCGAGTTCCGCCGCGATGCGATCACCATGCGCCTTCCGAAACTCTCGCTGTGTCACGAGCGCTGGAGGGATTCGCATCTTCGCGATCGGCACCGGATGAATCTTCGACGGACGACGACTAGGCTGCTTCGCCATTGCGCTGTTGCTCCTTCATCAAACGACGAATGAACGATCCGAGCTTGTCGCGGGATTGCGTCAATGACCGCAGCCAGTCCGTTAGCTGTTCTCGATCTAGCTCGGCAAACTTGATCAAATCAACGCCTTCGGTAAGGTTCTCCGCATCCATGACGATGCGCTCGATGATGCGGTTGGAATTGTGGCGCGGCGATTTGCCGACATCCTTGTCAGCGTGAACATCGACACCGATCCGTCTCGCCAGTTCTCGCACTCGATCGCCTGTGATTCCTATGGCCGCTGCGATCTGCCGCGATGAATAGCCTTCCGCTGCCATTGAACCGATGCGCTCTCGACGCTGCGCGATCCCGTTCCTAGTCTTGTCAAGCACCGTCAGGCCGAGCGACTTACGGACTTTGGCGATCGTCCCATCGGCTGCGCCCGTTGCCGATTTGATGTCCTTGGACGACTTCCCCTCCTGCACAAGTTGCTTGACGGCTACAAATTGAGCACTTTCTTGGCGCATTGGCTTAGGACTCGTCGCCGGATAGCTCTTTCCGTCTCTGCCAACGACGCGGGCATCAGGTGTTGCTTGCACGTTATGCTCAGCCTTCACGCGGGATAGGTAGCCCGCATTGACACCGATCTGCTCTGCGATTTGGTTGGAACTCCGCTCAGGCCACGCGGCAAGAGCGAGCAAGATCGCGTGTTTCTTGTCTGCGCCCGACAGCCGATGTCCGTTGATGCGATTCGCGCCAAGTGCGAACCACAAGGCGTCCTCTTTTGTCCCCGGACGAACGTCGGCGACAAATTCTCTGAACTGAAGCCGCTGCGCCGCGAGGAAGCGGTGAAAACCGTCCGCGAGATGATGATGACTCCCGTCGTGGAAGACGACGATCGGCGGAAACTGTGCGCCGCTCGTCATCGCCTCCGCATAATCCGCGACGACCTGTTGATCAATGGCTGCGCGCACTTGTGTCCCGCCGTCGATGCGAATGTCAGAGAGCGCAATAGATTTCGTAATCACGCCCGCTTCCTTTCGCGGACCAGCTCGGTCAACTCGGTGACTTCCTGCTTGAACTCGGCGACCCGATGTTCTGCGGTCAACCACATCAGATGTCGTGTCAGATGGACCATGAACTCCGGGCCGAGCCGGACGAGGTGATTCAGCGACAGATGGCGATACCCGTCGCCGTTCAGGGCTTTGTTGAAATGTGAGCGGTCCACCTTCATCACATCGACCGCGACCTTGACGGGAATGTCCGCGTCGATCAGCGCCTTCCGCACGGCCTGACCGAGCAGGCGGTTCATGTCGTGCAGACTGATCGCGGACAACGCACTCGCGATGGCGAGACCGATCATCGCCACCTGAAACAGCCACGCCGACCAATGCGGGACGATCATTGGGGAACTCCCTTATGTCCAAACGTAGGACGGAGACGGACTGATTGGTTTACGACAGACTGCACCGCATGAGATCCGAAGAAGTGACGCGACGTGCCGCGCTTGTTCTCAAAAAACCGATCTACCGGTTCCGCCTGATACCGCACGGCGCGTCCGGTCGGCGTATCCAACTCGACCAACCACGGCATCAGCTTCAAGCGCTTCCACTCGTAGAAGGTGCTGCGGGAAATCCCGAGGTCATGGATGATCTGGCTGGCCGAATAGCTGCGGCGAGCTGGGAGGTGCGCGCGGCGATCCGACTGCTCCGTATTCGCCGGCACCGCTTGGAGCGCCTGTTGACGGTTCATGACGCGATCGACTCAGGCACCGGGAACAGTTCACTTTGAGGACGCCCGAGCAGTTGCGCAAGCTTCTCTCGCTCGCGCTCGTAGGCGATGGCTTCCCCGCCAATGATCTTGCTCAACCGCGTCTCATCCATACGTAGACGCTTCGCTGTCTCGCGCTGCGTTCGACCGGATTCAAGAATCGCGAACTTGAGGGCGAGGTTTCGACTAGCAAGTTTCTGTGATTTCATAGCAAGTAAACGCGACTCTAGCAACTATTTGAGATGCCGTCAAGTGCTAAAGCGAAATTATTTGCAGGAGGCCGCAACTTTTTGGGATACTCAACCACTGATGGCTAGCAACTATATGAGAGCCAAGGAGATAGCAGAGGTGGCTATACTCCCACCCATGCCAGGACCGTGGGGACCGGCGATCGCTCGGCTCCGTCTCGCACACGGGCTCTCAAAGAAAGTCGTCGCGCGACGTGCGAAGATGACGGCGACGACGTACGGGCGGATCGAAAAGGGCCAACACACCCAAACGCGGAAATTGCAGTCCATCGCTGAGGTGTTCTCGGTGGACATCGCCGATGTGCTGCTGGTACCGATGGGACTGACGCAACCCGACAACGCGATGATGCAAGCGATCGTCGCACGCGTGAAGGCGGATCTCGCCGCGCAAGCCGTCACGGCTCCGCTAGATTTCGAGCAGACGATGCGGAACATGCACCAAGCGACGCGAGAACGCGAACGCGCGGAAGAGTCTGATCGGTCAGACGCCCGCACCGTGCAACCGCCTCGTCCAAAAAAACGTCAGGGTCGCAAAAAATAGTTGGTTAGATCCGTTACGGAACCTTGATGATCGATTTACACTATGCCTTCCGTTAGGATCCCTGAACTAGGAAGGCGCACCCATGCACGACCTCCTCTCCTTTATGCCACGTCCCCGCATGAAGATCAGACCATCGAACGACACGCGACAACTCGTCAACCAACTCGTGAACGATGTCCAGATGTTGGCGGCGCACGACCGCGGCGTGGTGCTTCGCGTGCTGGCGCAATTTGCCCACGAGGAACGCATTCGTCTGCCTCGCGCCGAACAACAGGAACACGAACAACCAGGCTGAGCCATGTCCGGTAAGGGAGAAGGCCATGAAAGCGTGCCCATTCTGCGCGGAAGACATCCAGGACGCAGCGATCAGGTGCCGCTACTGCGGTTCCGATTTGTCCGATAAGACGACATCGGCGCCAGTCAGCAATGCTGTCGAGAACACATGGCCACGATTTATCGGCGCGGCATTCATGGCCGTCATGGGTGTCGGGTTTATAGTGATCGTCCTCAGTTCGTTGACTGCTCGTCCCGATCCTGACCTTGAGGCCTTTAAACTGCGTCGCGCCGACTGGCATCGGCGATGCGATGCATGGGTGAACGTCCCGCTCACCGTTCCCGCAGCGAAGGCGTGCAACACCGAACTGGAAGCGATGGTCGCCGAAGGCAAGCAGCGCGGCTGGTAGGAGATGGCACGCAAGGTCATCGGGATCACGCGGCGACGATCTGGCTGGCGTGCCGAAATCCGTGTCCGCGGCAAGCTCTACACCAAGCAGTTCGAGTACGACACCGAACTCGCCACGATGAAAGAATGGCGCGAGGATCAGATCCAGCTCCACGGCGGCGCAAAGGCAGGGACGTTCGCGGCGGACGTGGCCGAATACCTCTCCCGCGTCTCAGCAATGCCGTCCTACAAGCAGCGGGCAAAACATCTGGCGCTCTGGCTCGACGCACTCGGAGCCAACCGCTCACGCCGTTCCATCACGCCGGCCGAAATCGATCAAGTGCTCCAGGGCTGGCTCGCGTCCGGTCTGTCTCCAGTCACCGTTCGCAAGCGACGTACGGCGCTGCAATCCCTGTTCGTCCTGCTCGACGGCAAGCACGCGCGCAACCCCGTCCGTGCCTCAATCAATCCTCGCGTGCCGAAACCCGAGTCTCGCGGTATCGACTACCGGACGATCGCCAGAATCCTCGAGGTGATGCCCGAACAGCAGGACGTGAAGCCCGACGCCGTACCGAAGCCCGCGCTCGGACGGTTGCGTGTCGCCGTGCTGGCCTACACCGGGATGTCGCCGGCTGCGCTCCAGGCGTTGACACCACACGACGTGAACTTCAAAGGGGCGAGCGTCCGGCTCATTGCCCGCAAGAAGGGCCGTGGCGTCGCCGCCAGGACGATCCCGCTGACCGTTCAAGGCATCCGAGCGTTGCGCGCGTTCGACACCGCCAACGCCTACGGCACGTTCGCCGTTGAAGCGTTGAACCGTTCGTTCAAACGAGCCATCAAACGACTGAAACTTGATCCGCGCGTCCGTCTCTATGATCTGCGTCACAGCTTTGGCCGTGAAATCTACCGGCTGACGCGCGATCTCGCGACGGTGGCGCGGTTCCTCGGACACGCGGAAGGATCGACCGTGACCGCGCGATATGCAGAAGGTGCGAATCTGACGGTCGATCAGGCAGCGGCCAAGGCGTTCAGCGTGGCCCGCGCACAGGAACAACGGCGAAAGTCTCCCCAGAAGTCCACCGAAAACCGTAAACCGCGCAAACACGGCGGCTTACGGCAAGCCTCTTGACCTTCCCAAGCCTCGGACACGGGTTCGATCCCCGTAGCCCGCTCCATCACAAAAACGCTAATACTTCAACAAATACCGGCCTGATCCGGCCGAAAGACGCTCACAACACCGACACGGCCTATAGTCCGAATCTCACCGGAATTGACCAGCACAGACCGGCGAAAGTCTCCCACGCAGTCTCCCGCGCTAAGGGGATAGCCTTACCTGTAGTGCAACGTTGGTCGACGGCCCTTCTGATAGCGCTGATGCTGGTGCTGCCGTGGCTGTTCTACGGCATCACGCTCAGCTACGGCTTCGATTGGGACGACTATCACTTCGTCCGGATTTACACACTTACCGACGTCGGCCGCGCGTTCACTGGCCCGTGGGACACGTTCGGCATCGAGGACGCCTACTATCGCCCGCTCACGATCGCCTGGTTCGCGCTGCGGTCTTGGACCGTGGGCTTCTCCGCCCAAGAATTGCACGCGCTCTCGATCGGCCTGAATAGTCTGCTCCTGTGGATCTGCTGGCGATGGTGGACGGCGGCGGGCGTCTCGCCGTTGGCCGCAGCCGCAGCCGCTGTCCTCCTGGCCGTTCATCCGTGGTTCGCGACGTCCGGCGCGATCTGGATCACGAACCAAATGCACCTCCTACTCCTGCTCGACGTGGCCGGCGCGTGCTGGCTGGCGACGGTCAACCCACAGGCGGTCGGTGCGCTCCTACTGTTGCAGACCGCCGCGATCCTGCTGAAGGAAGACGGCGCGATGCTGACGCCGATGCTGGCCGTGCTGTGGTGGGCGCGTGGTGTGTCGTGGCCGCGGCGGTGGGTGATCGGATCGGTGGCGCTCGCCGTCGCGGCAGTCGGCGTCCGTTGGCTCACTCTCCACGGTCTCGGCGGACCGGGCGTGCCGGATCCCGGCGCGATGTGGTGGCGCGGCCTGCGCGAGCTCCTCTGGCTGAATAGTCCGCTCGGCCTCGTCGCGGGTATTCCAGTACTCCTGCTCGTCGGCGTCGCCGTAGCGCGTGCGCCTGGCCGTTGGTGGGTCGCGCCAATCGTCTGCCTGCTTCTGTGGAATCTGCCGCTGATCGCGCGGAGTGCTCCGAACCGCTGGCACGGTCTGATCCTGATGCTGGCGTGGCTGCTCGCGGAAGTCATACATCGTGCGCCGCGACGTGTGGCTGTGGCGATCGGGATCTGGACGGCGGTCGTGTGGGCTGCGTTGACGTTCGGGACGATTCTGCCGCAGTACGCTCCGTGCGCGCGTGGTACGCTCGATCACGATCGCGAGGTGCAGACATGGCCCGCCGATGCGGTCGATCCGAGACTGAGGGCATGGCTCGTGAAGAACTGCCCATGACAACGGCCTACCGCCGCTGGTTCGTGCGCCGGCTGCGTGCGGAATCACTGTGAAGACCGGCCTGTGGTTGCAGATCCTGCTCTGGTTGGTGATCCTTGCCACCATGATCGCGGTGATCACGCACCTGCCTCCGCTGGGGCGCTGAGAGGGTGTAGCTGGCGCTCCAGCGAATGGTCCTTACGCCGGGTCAATGTGTAGCTGGCGCAGAAATCTCCGGTCATTCACCGACAGACGATAGGGCGGCGTTGTCGTCCAACTTGGCGCTAACCGACATTCAGGACAAATCGTCGGCAGCTCTCCACGGCTCATATACCCCGTCTCACACCTCGAACAATACAGCGTGACCGGCTTCGCTTTCACGGTGTTGGACACACCATCGTCTTCGGGCTCCGCGTCACCGTCGGCTGCCCTGCCTTCGTCCACACAGCCGTGACGAGATAGGTGCCCGCCGACACAATGGCTGAGCGGGTATACGGTCCTGACGCATCGATCCCACCAAGCACAATCCCCGGCGCCCGATAGAACTGCACCGACCACCCACCCGTTGAATCCGGGGGAACATCCGTCACGGTGAGCGTCCATATTCTCGGAACCAGCGTCGCACTCTGCACCGTCACCACAGGCGGTGGAGGTGGCGGCGGCGGCGGCACGGGAATCGGATCAGGCGGCGGCGGTGGCGGCGGCGTCACGACAGTGCCCGATCCGACCATGAACACATGGATCAGCGGTTTGTCGCCGTCGGCCTTCGCTTGGCTCAGGAACAGTCGATTCGTCGCCGGATCGTAGGCCGCGCCGTTGATGTGTGTCCCGGCGCCTTTCGTCGGGAACGTGATGTCCCACGTCGCGTACGGTTTCGGTTCCCACGGCTTCAGCGTGCCAGCGACGACGGCCGCGAGGTCATTGGCGTCATACGCCCACACGTAGTCTTTGTAGGGATACCCGTGTGTCCCTTTTGATTGATCTTCAGGATCGTAGCAGTAGTGAACGCCGGGTTCGTTCGGAACAGGTTGCTGATCGAGCGCCTGATTCGTCGTCCCCGCTCCGTAGCAGAACGTCATCCCGTGCCGACCGAAGAACAGCACCGACCGTGAACCTTCCGGCATCACGACGCCGCGGATTTCGGTTGATCCGTTGTAGTACGGATTCGCCATCGAATACTGGCCGAGCGGATGCAACGGATCGTAGTAGACCAACGGCGTCGCAGGACACGGCACCTTGACCCCGATGTTGTCAGGATCGAACGTGCAGACCGCTGGCCCTTGGGACGTGCGTGTCACAATCGCCAGTGCGGAGTTTCCGGTAAACGCTGGTCCACCGAGCGCCGCTCTCCACGCTGGAGGAACCACGCCCATGTAGCCCGACACGTAACCCGCTTTGACCGGAGCGGAACCGACTTGGAACGGTCCCGATAAATCTCCGGTCGTTGCGAGAGGTTGACCAGAGACAAAATGCGACAGCACTTGCGTCCCGTTCGCATCGTAGTAGGCGTAGGCCGAGACGATGAGTTTCGCGCCCCACGGCAGTAACCCACCGATGCGTGAACCGTTCGGATCGCCGGGATTCACCGATGGCAGGGCGCCTTCTGTGACATCGGAGAGGGGTTGTAGAAGGGTCGCGACACCGCCGAGTGCCGGGATGGAGACTTCTGCCACCTTGTGCGCGAGCTCGAACCCGACGAGGAACAGCGACTGCCGAATCGGATCAAAGGACAGCGCAGACCCGCCGTAGGGAAACCCTTCAGCGTCTGTGCTGCCGATGTTCGGCAGTTTGAATGAGCCTTGGTAGACGAGATCGCCGGACTGTACGAGAGGATCTGTCATGGGTTCCTACTTCCTACGCTGAGCGGATCGGCTGATCATCTCGATGGGGGCATCGAGACGTTCCAGCATCAACCGACCCACCCATTCCTGTGTTACCATCTACTCGCTCTCTGCGCGGAAGGACACGATGAAATACTGCGAATGCGAGAAGCCGTTCGTTCCTGATCCGCTCATGCCTGAAACTTGTCGCCCATCACCAATGTGGAACCGCTGGCCTGAATGCCGCGCATGTGGCCGAGTTGTGAAGCGCGAACTACAAATAGCCGCGTTCAATGCTCCACTCCCCGAAGGTGCAAGAGTCCACTGAATCAGGCCGCGACCCAGACCCACTTACTCGGGTTCGGATTGTCCCGATGTTGCCATGTGGCGCCTGTCCCGCTCATGACATCGATGTATTCCGTCGCCGCTGTGGGACGCCACACCAGAATATCCACGGGGATTTTGTCGTTTTGGTCCTTCTTCATCAGTAATCCCCATTGACCGCCGTCGAGCGCGTTCAGCGTCGGGATGATGACTGTCCTCAGTAGCTTGAGTCGCGCGGCGTTCAGCGCGTCATCGTCGCCTTCTGGGAAGGCTTCTGGGTGCAGATCGCAGATCATCTTCACCTCGTCCTTCCGATTCGGCATCGGTCCACCGGCAGGCGGAGGGACTGGAGTTGGCGTTGGCACAGGGACAGGCACAGGCTGCGGAACAGGTGTCGGACGCGGCTGCGTCAACAGCCACGCCCGGAGCGCGTTGACATCGGTTCCCGGCACGTCACGCGCCATGTAGAACATGTGCCCGGACGTGTGTAACGTGGGGGGATACCCGTTCTCCGCGTGCAGCGCCAAAATCGTGCCCGCGACCATGTCGTACCAGTCCGCATCGCCAAACTGCATATTCATGCTAAAATGCTCCTTGTGTTTCGACTTCTCTCATCGCTAAGTTCCAGCGTGCGACTGCAGTTGCGCAGTCGCTTACTGTAATTTTGCGGAGAGATTGGACACGGCCGGCAAGTCCAGTGGTCCCGAAAACCACCGAGTAACCAACCTCTTGGGAGTTCGATCCTCCCTCTCTCCGCCACAACTGAATACGTCGGGCCGCTAGCCCAACGGCAGAGGCCACCGTCTCAAAAGCGGTACAGGTGCAGGTTCGAATCCTGCGCGGCCCACCATTCGAACGTACCCCAATTGGCAGAGGGAACAGGTTGAGAGCCTGTCTAGTGTGGGTTCGACTCCCACCGTTCGAACCATCTTCGAATGCGCGAGTGGTCAAATTGGCAAAGGCGCCACGTTCAGACCGTGGAGATTTTGTGGGTTCAAGTCCCACCTCGCGCACCATTTTCGGAAGGTTGGCAGAGAGGCATCGCGCCCGGTTGCTAACCGGAGGCCGCGCTTCGGCGCGCACAGGTTCGATTCCTGTACCTTCCGCCATCACTCACACCTCAGTAAATGCCCGACGTATTCAGAACCCGCCCCGAGGAGCGCCCCGGTCAGCACTTGCATCGGCGTGTGTCGGTGCGCCGCCATTCGCAATCCCGCCGTGCTCACTGGAAAGGTCATCCCCACTTGCCAGCCTGACGAAATGCCAATGACCGAATTCGCTGTATGACCAGACGGGAATCCGTCAGGTGGACAGCCTAGACAAGGCCGCGCCGAACGGATGAAGTGTTTCAACGTCAGCGTTGAGCCGTTGACGACGAGTTCGCTGAGGCCGAGTTGACCAAGCCGACACCAACGGTGCTCTGAGCGGAACGCCTGGACCGCCGCGACGGTCGGATTCACCGCCGCGGTCGCATAGCTGGCCCAATCCGGAACAGGCTCCACCTGGAGCGTCTGACACGACACCATCTGCGGCAGGAACAGCAGCGCGAGGAAGACGAACTTAGCTTTCATAGTCTGGCGTCCTTATCAGGCGTCTTTACCCCGCCCGCAATCCCGAGTGTTTCTGCGTGCTCTGATGAGGCCATGACGTTGCTAGCCGACAACGATGCCGGACTCATACGGAGATAGGCTCCAACGAAGCCAGAGAGGGTGGACACGAGTTCAACGCGGGCTTCCCACGCCGCACTGATGCCTGGAAAGGCTTTCGCCAACAGGTCGAAGTGACCGCCGAGAAACCCGGCCAGTCCTCCGATGAACAGGACGAGCCAGATCGAGCCGTCACGCGTGAATTTCACAGTTGTCTCCACGAATGCGAACAGGTGTTGCAGAACCACTCGTAACCGATGCGTTCGATTGGGCGATGCAGGCCGAAGTTTTCTTCACCACATTTGGGGCACCGAGGTGAGTCCTGTTGTAGAATCGGCGCATGACCGTTAAGGAATTGCGCGACATCCTCGCTCGGAAGCCCGATGACCTTCGCGTGCTTGTACGAGGTTACGAGGACGGATTCGAAGACCTCGCGCCTTCCGAGGTGAAAGAGATCGACGTCGCGCTGAACTTCCACGGAGACGGCTCTTCGGTGTACGGACCGCACGAACATGCAGAGCGCGCTGACAATGCGTCCAAGCCGTTCACGGTCAGTCGAGCTCTCGTGCTTGATCGCGGAGAGTCGGAATATCGCAACGACCCAGAGCCCCGCTAGACAGCACTTCATCGCCCGACCGGCACGACTCGCAACAGTTCCACCATTACCAACAGCAGCACGGCAACCCATAGCGGAGCCTTGCCGACCGCATTGGCAATCGTGACAATGAACGCCGCGAGGACGAGTAGAAAGACCGATGTGAGCATGTGAGTTCTCCTTGTTACTTCCCCGCCAGTCGCAACCCGAATGAGGCCAGCGCGATAATCAGACCAGCCGCTCCGACCGCATAACCCCAGCCGCCAACCACGCCCTTCCGTTCCGAGAGTTGTTCCCGGTAGTCCGCCTGAAGACCGTCAATGATCTTCGTGATGCTGCCGATCTTCTCTTCGAGCCCCTTCACCGTGACGTCAACTTCCGAGCGCGTGATTAAGGTTCGCTGCTGGCTGTCGAGTGCGCCTCTAAATTCGTTCACGCCCTCAAACCGACGCTCCGTCGCCGTCTCCGCTTTCTGCACCGCGCGATCCGCGGCGGCCAACGCCGCGCTAATCTCAGACTTCTGACCAGCGAGGCCGAGTTCCAACGCCTTCTGAGACGCGGCGAACCGTTCCTCGTACCGTTTGTCATTCCCCGCGATCAGCGTGCGCGTGTGTTCGTGTTTCTCCCCAATGACGGCCAGCAGATAGTCAATCGCCGTTTCGAGCGACCATCCGCCGCGACTCGGTCCGTCAGACGTGGGCACGCGTGCATCCGTAGCCATGTGTTATCCGTGCAGCATCTTGTAAATCCACACCGCCGCGCCGACGATCCACGTCGCTCCGATAATTCTCGCCAGCCAGATCGCGCCTTGCGCCTGAGACCGCAGCTCCTCGAGGTTCTCGATGCGGTGTGCCAGCGACGTTGTCACGGTGACTGGTGATGTCTCGTTGAGCTTCGAGAGAATCAGCGATTGCCCATGATCGAAGGCTTTGAACCGGGACTCCAACGTCTGCATCAACCCCTGCACCCGTACGTCCGTGACGGCCACGATCTTGTCCAGCGCCTGGACGAGATCCTCCAGACGCCGAAGGCGAATGTCGTAATCGCGCCGGCCGGCCGCGAACTCCATGTCGTCGTCCCCTGAATCTCTCGACATATCAGCCAACTGTCCCTTTTCAGGCCATACGGTCCGGTGAACAGATCGGCTAATCTCACGCCAGCCGTGAGAGGCCGCGTCTCGTCACGCGGAAACTTGCGGTCAGGGTCGCCGGTTTCCCTTGTCCGGATCCGGCGGCCCGCTTCGGTCTTCCTAATCAGATCACGATACCAACCCCTGTACATCGATCCCCGTCATCGTCACCCGACACGTCGCCGGGTCTATCGTCTGCCCGATCATCCACACCGCGTTCGCGCTCCAGCCGGCCGGACCTGACCCGCTGTAGTGCGTGATCGGCACGCCGGCCAGTAAATCATTCGCCAGTCCGCAGAGCGACTGTGACCACTGCACGAGTTGCGGTGGATCCGCCCCACCAAACGTCAACCGCTGCCCGGCGACCGCCGCAGCCGTGGCTGTATCTCGAATCAACGGATACGTCTCTCGACGCGTGACGACGCCGTACTTCACCTTCGATGGCGCATGGCCTTGGCTGTCGCTGGCGCCCCACTGCCCGGTGTTGTCGTCTCGGTAGTTTTCTTTCCACTGATACCCGAGATCATTAGCGAACCAATCCGACCGATGCGACAGCGCGAACGGAGGCGAGCTCAGCACGTCCCGGCGATCCGTGACCGTGCGTGCTGAGCCGAGCAGTGTCGACCGTGATGTACTGAACATCTTCACGAAGATTTGCGATTGCGCGTTGATGCCCATCAGGACGTTACAGGAGACGTTCGCGGCCTTGAGCACGTCTCGAATCGACGTCCGTCGACCGTTTGCCCCGATGACAAATCCTCCGAGGAACCCGCCGCCGAGATAGGTGCCAGACACCGTACTGGCCGTCGCGAAGCTGGCCTCGTTGACCACGGGTGACGTCGTTCCAGGCGTGCCAGGGTAGAAGGGGAACGTCGGTGTCGTGAGCCACGAGCCAGATCGGTAGACCTGAATGAGATGCTGAATCAGCAGGTACTTGTAGAGCGTTAGGAGGTCGACGATGACCGTTCCCGATCCGTCGGCGTTTGGCTCCATACCGTTCGCGTTGAAATACACCGCAGCGGTTGAATCGGTCGGGTCCATCAGCCGCGTGCCGAGTGTTCCTGATGCGAGGATCGCGATGAACGTGTAGCGGTTGCCGTTGATGTCGAAGAACAGCGCCCCGGACGGCTGGATCGTCGTCCAGTTGCTCTGCCCAGGTGCGTAGGCGTCCGACCCCCACGTCAGGACCGCTCCGGCGTCGTCGTAGGCTTGGATGATGCCACCAGCGCAGGCATGACCAGCGCAGATCATGATCACGTAGTTCGTGCCGCCGATGGACATGACACCAGCGTTGATCGCCTTGGTCGCGCCTCTCGGTGTCGGGTCTCCGGCATCACTGACGATCCCGCCAATAATCGGAATGCCGAAGCCGATACTTGACGCAGGTCGATTCGGGAAGTCCTCTTCGATCGTCCGCTGCGGGATCAGTTTGTCTTCTTTGAACAGGTTGTAGTCGACACTGATGAAGTCGTTGGCCTGCACCGTGTAGGTCAGGTGCTCCGTCATCGGATCGTCGTAGATCGGTCCCTGGAACAGCAGCGTCGGATTGCCCTGAGCCAGACGTGTGGCTTCGGACTGTAGGTAGAAGTACGCCCGCGCATTCATCAGCGAGGGTCGTGAGAGATTGCGGAAGTAGTGATCCGCATCCGCTAGTTTCATCATGGCCGTCTGCGCTTGCCACGCGCCCGTCAACCAATCACTCCCGACCTTGGTGATCGGCCCCATAGTCAACAGCCGCGGCGTTTTGTAGCCGCCGTAGTACGTGCTGTCGTCACGGAGCGGTTGATAGCTGAACTGAAACACACTACCCGCCGCTGAGAGTGCCCCCCAGAAGACGGGCGTCTTTATACCGCAGGGATAGTCGTTGGCCGGGGAGGGTGGCGCGACTGCGGCCGGCGCGTCGTAGGCCAGCAAAACGACCTTGAACGTATTCGTGCTCGTGCTGTTCCACCGTTGCTGCACAGTGACCCGCGTCCCGGCGGCGATTAACTTCAGTGCCGGAAGAAACAGTGTTTGCAGCAAACCGCCATTGACTGGCCCTGGACCAGACAATGTGTCGATGGCGACCTCTACTCCAGCGCCGCCGATCAAGATGTCGAGTTCGTAGTCGAAGCAGGTGTTCGGCGGATACACTCCAAGCCCGTACACCAGCGTGTCGTTCGTGACCGCCGCTGATAGCACCTGCTTTGTTGAGTTGACCCACGCGGTGCCGTTCGGCGTCACGGTCACTGGGCTTGCGGCGGTCGGGTAGGCGATCGTCCCGTATGGCACGCTGTGATCGCTATCCAGCCCCTGGAAGTACTGCAGCGCGAACGCGAACGTCGTACTGACCAGACCAGCGTCACCCCTTGTTCGAAGTGACACGCGTGCCCCGAGAGGGATCTTGTCCCTGACCGGCGCCGGCAACATATGCGTCTTCGTGCTGCCTTGGCCGCCGCTGTTACCTAAAGTGAGTGGGATGGGACAGTCGACGGAGACTTCGTGGCCGGAGATCCCGATCCCCACGTCAACATCGAGCCGAGCGTTTGACCAGGTGCTACCGCCAGACGGCGTAATGATGACGCCGGCGATCTCGGCGGGATTAGTCGTCGCCGCGAGCACTTCGACCCAGGCGCCATAGGCAAACGCCGAGCCTCCAGTCGTCACCGCCACGGCATCCGCGGCAGCCGGCGCCGAGAGCAACGCACTATTAGTGACGACACTCATAGTGGTTTATGGAAGTACGTCGCCTTCGCGACGACGTCGGAACTGCCCGTCTTGGCTCGTGAACGGACCTGTACGAGATCGCCAACTGCCACATTGCCGAACGGATTCGGCAGAACGAAGTTATAGGGTGCTCCGAGGTTCTCGAGCTGAAGCCGGAAGGTGTAGACGGCGACCGAATTCACCAGCAGATCCACTTCCATCTGCGAGTTAGACGCGTACCCCAGCAGCATGTGCGTGATGACCAGATCGGACGCCGCCGACGCCATCAGCGTCACCGCCGATCCGTTCTGCCACGCGGACGCACCGGACGTACAGGTCACCGGCACCGCGCTGGGTGACGTGACGCGCATCAACTGCCGCGTGATTTGGTATAGCCCGTTGATCGGGTTCTTGTAATACTTCGCCTTGACGCTCCACGTATCCGTACGCGTCCCACTCGTGCGAATCCTGAACCCGTGGCGACCGTTCAGGTTGTCGATGCCAATCGGGAACCAGATGTCGTCGTAGAAGAGCAGCACGCCGCCCTTCGCACGGAATGGGAACGTGCCGATGACGACGTTCAATGAGGCCCCGGTCAGGAAGTCGACTTCGCCGTCGATTGTCACGGCCGCGTTGAAGTTCGACCAGAGGTTGAACCCGGTGAGGATCCATGTGACATCGGTCGTCGCCGCGAGCTCCACCGCTGCGGTATTCGTCCACGCGACGCCGGCTGCCGCCACGGTCGGCGCCGCCGCCGCAGAGGGTGAACAAAACTGCCGATTCGTGACGATCTGGGCTGGCATCTCAGATCTCGTCCACAGGCTTCGCCGGCCACGCACCGGTCAGCGTGTCATCGTCAGGACCGCTATAAAGTGGCCCGTGAAAGATCATGCGGACCGCATCTTCAGAAAACGAGGCGCGGAAGGTCGCTACGGCATCGTTCGACCGCCACGGCTTCGACTCTTCGTAGTTCCGCCTGACGCGATCAGGATGGCTCGGCATCTACGTCCACTCCGGCCCACCGGCCGTGACTTCCTCAATGGAGAAGATGATCGGGTTGTAGTTCGGAATGGTCATCGTGGCGTCCAGTTGATCCGTTCCGACACCTGACCCGGTCGCCCCGAACTGCGCGATCCATGCGTCATTCTCCGAGATGTCAGGCACGAACAACATGGGCTTCACGGACCCGCTCGATGCCCGATACCACGACAACAGGTTCTCCCACGACGTGCCCTTCTTGGTCCCAATGGTGCCGCTCAGTTGACGCGGAGCGCCTTGGAGGTCGTAGCGCCACGAGTAGCCGTAATCGGTCGGCAGATGGAGCCGCTGATGCTGATCGGGTTTGCGTGTCGGCGATTGCAGCGACCGATCCAAGGTTCGGATGGTGCTGCCCATCCAGACCTTGAGTCCCCAGTTCTGCGTGTTGTTCGCGCCTGATACCGGGAAGTAGATCCTCCAGTGAAGATGTGTCGCCGAATAACCTGACACGCCAGTGATGTCTTTGAAGACCTTGACGAAATAGCCGTCTTCGCGCACCGCTGGCAGAGTAAGCGTCGTGGACATCGTCGCCGCCGTCACCGGATTCGAGAGCGTCGATGTATGGGACTCGATCTTGACGGTTTGACCGGCGTCTCCGTTATGCCAGAGGACGACGATCTGCACGCCAGGAGAAGACGCAAAACTGCCATACCAGCCACCGGCCGTCTTGATCGTGAGCTTCGCCGGGTTGCCGCGATCGAGGTCCGTCAGTAGGGAGATATTCGACGCGGGATAGGCCGTATCCGCGCTGGCGATGGCTGCCCATGTCGCGTTCCCAGCAACGTTGTCCGTTGGGAGGTTATAGAGGGCACTCATGCTGCGGCGATCCTTCGGTCGACAAGGATTTCGAGTGCCGTCGTCGTGCCGGCCACATCACCGCGTAGGATGCGCTGAATCACCAGCGCAAGTGCCTGCGGATCGTTGACGTTTGTGCCTGGCGGGATGATGATGTTGACGTCGCCGAATGAGATCGTCCGCGCACCAGCCGATCCACCCGCATTCAACTTCGATAGCCCGTCTGCTCCCAGCGTCTGCATCCCGCGGCGACTGACGACACCTTCGCCGGGTGTCAACATCGCGGGGACCGTGTCCGAGCCACGGGGACGCCACCGAAGGACGTTCCCTCCGCCGGCGAGGTACTGGATGCCGGTGTTAGTGACGAGTCCTCCGTGTGCGGCGTAGTTGTCGCCATCGCGATAGTTCGGTGGGTTGGCTACGTTGAACCCGATGTCGATCGTCTTCGTATTTGGAATCGCGTCGAGTGCTTTCGGGACGAGCCCGAGCCCTTCCAGTAACGTCTGGAGTTTGTCCACCACCCGATCGAACCCGGCCGACATCGTCTCGGAGAACTTGATCCCGAGTTGCGCCATGTCGGTCAGTTTGTTCCCGGCCTCATCGGTGAACACGCCTTGGTCGAGCATCGACTGGATGATCGGCTTCATCGCCGCCGGCACTTCCTGCCCCGTCTTCTTGGCAATCTGGAGGTAGTCCCAGGTCGTCGCGGCCATCTTCTGATCGACGGCCACGACGTCAATACCAGAGCCGACCAACAGCCGCCACGAGTTCGCGAGCTCCTTCGCTTGATCGTCCAGCTTCTGCTTCTGCATCGCCGGACCGAGTTGTTCGATCGTGAATCCGTACTTCTCGATCGCGGCTGTCAAGTCCGCAGCGTCTTGGGCCTGTTCGTTGAAGGCGCCGTTGATCTTGTCAAGCACGGTCTGGACAGCGGCGCCGCCCTGTTTCTCCGCGTCCAGCAGCGCCTTGACGTCGGCCGTTGCCATCTCGTACGTGCGGCCTGTGGCTTTGTAGACGTCTCCGACCGCGTTGAGCATCTTCTGGAAGCTGCCGAACTGCGCTTCAAAGGAGGCTTCGAGCTTCCGGCCGTCGAGTTCAGCCTGTGACGGGCCGCCGAAGATTTTGCCGAAGAGTTTACTGAGCCCTTCGATGGCCGGACCGATCAGGGCTCCGATACCGGGAATCGCCGCGCCGAGCGCCCCGCCGATCGTGCTGCCAAACAGCTTCGTCAGACCAGCCGTCGCGCTTTTCGTGACACTGGCGAAAGCACCTTTCGGTCCAAAGAGCGCTGCGCCCATATCGGTCCCGAACGCCTTAAGCCCACCGATGATGCCGCCCCCGCCTGTGAACGCGGCGATCAACGTCTGCGGTAATCGCTGAAAGACCGCTGTCGCCGTCGACTCAAACAACTTCAGCTTCACTCGGATCTGATCGATCTCTGTTGATTTCTGGCCAACATTCTCAAGGCTTCCGCCGAGACTGTAGAACCCAGCGACAGCAGATGGGATACTCCGCTCGACCATCTTCAGTGCGTCGGCGACCTTAATTTGTGTCTCGACCCATTTCAGTTCTGATTCATCGACGAACGCGACGGCGGTATGTATCCCGTAGAGGCCAGCTTCGATCTTGTTGTGGATCTCCTGAATGTCCTTCGCGGCTTCCTTCTCGGCCTTGAACGCGGATTCAATAGCCTTCACCTGAACGGCCGTGAGGCCAAAGGCTGTCGCCAGCTTGTCCTGCTCGACATTGGCGGCGATGTAAGACTTGACCGACTCCACAACGGCGCCGTCAATGCCGTCCAGCGTGCCGCGCCAACCTTCGCCTGCCGAGTTGAGTTCCGCCATCGCCTCGGCGAATTTCTTCTCGGCTTCTGACGTTTGATGAACGGCCACGGTGTGACGATTCCACGCATTCGCAGCGCCGTCGGTCACGTCGGAGAGGGCGACCGTCTTACCGCGGGTCTCTTCGAGTTTGGCCGCTAGATCGTTGAGTGTCTTGGCTAGGCCCTTTCCGCCATCTCCGCCCTTCGCGATGCTCGCCGTCATCGCGTCGATGTCCGCATTGACTTCCTTGAGCCTAACGCTCACCTCAATGCTTTGCCCCAACGGATCGGAAAGGTTCAGCTTGATCCGTTCGAATTTCGCTGCAGCCAGATTCAGCGGTTCAAATACACCCACGACTGACTCGACAGCCTGTGCTAACCCGGCCATCACCTTCACTAGTCCGATCACCGATGTCGACACAAGATTATTTGCGGTCGCGTTTTCGTTTAGTTCGCCCGTCTGTTCATCGATTAACGTATTGACACTGTTCATCGCCTTGAGTACGGTCGCGTTCTGCGTGATGACGCGCCCAATCGACTCTTCGACGTTGTTCCAAGTGTTTCCGAGTTGCGCTAGGCGCCCCTGATACGTCCCGGCGATCGCTTCCGCCTGCCCGCCGAACTTCGCCGTTATCGCGTCGAGCACTTGGCCGAAGTCGTGCGTCTTGCCTTTCGTGTCGTCCATGACCACGCCGACCTTCCGTAAGGCCGTCGTGTTCCCTTCCGCCGCTTTTGCGACCGTGCGCGCGGCCGAGTCCAGATCGATCCCGAGACCGGACGCAAGATTTGTCGTCGCCTTCAGTGCCTTCTCCATATCGCGCGGCATGACATTGCCGATCGTGACGAGAAGGGCCGCCGCACTCTCAACGGCGTCGTCCTGATAGATCGTCGTCTTCTGAAGCGCCGTCGCGTAACCCTGAAACGCAGTGATGACGCTCGGGACTGCTGTCCCTTGGGCGCGCAGCGCGGCGACGAGTTGGACATGTGCCTTTTCCGCATCGCCAGCCGCTTTGATCGAAGACGAAATTTCACCAGTGAACGCGTTGAACACGCCCTTGATGGCGCCGAGGATGGCTTGCGCGGTGACGAGCCCGCCGACGAACTTGGTAAACGACAAACCAAGGCTGTCCGTCTCAACGGACGCATTTTTCGTTTCGTCTGCGAGCTTCTGCAGTCCAGCCGGCACCTCATAGCCCAGCCGCTTCATCTTGTCGGCGGCTTCGTTCGCCTTCGCGCCGACCCGTTCGATCTCCTGTGCCGTCAGCTTCGCGACACCTCCGGCCTTCTCCACCGCGATCGTCATCAAAGACGCCTCTTGCACCAGTTTGCGCCCTGAAAAATTGTCAACCATGCGGTTGAGCGACGATTCGACCTTCCCCGCACCCTTACCGAAGTCGACGAGCGCGATTTCAGCCTTGTCGATGGCTTGGATGAAGGACGAAAAATCTGCACTAAATTTTGCGGTGACCGCCAAAGTTCATGCCGTCCTTGCGCCTTTAGCGCGGTTGCAATACGAGTGCGTCGCTTGCAGGTTCTGGCGCGTGTGAGATCCACCACGGGCCAAAGGAACGATATGGTCGAAATCGATGCCGAACAAATCAAGAGGCTTGCGACAGATGCCGCACAAACCGCGCGAGTCCTCCAAGATCTGCCTGTAGTCGACCTTCTCGACCTGCGTCAGCTTCTTCTGAGCTCTTCGGCGCGCTTCCTTTTCAGCGTGCTTCTCTGGATGCCTCAGGCGAAACCCCTTCATATAGGCGTTCATCTTTGGCCTGAGCACATTCCTGTTCTCTCGGTAGTACGATCGACTGATCTCGTTCAATCGCTTTGCGTTGGCGGCCTGGTGCTCGCGTTTAGCAGCCGCGATCTTGTGCTTATTGGCACTACGGTAGGCTTTATTCGCCGCACGTACGTTGGCTGCGTGTGCCTTGTTGTAGGCGATGGAGCGAGCTTTGGCTGCTTCTGGAGATGCGGCGTATCGCGCCTTGTGGTAAGCGGAGATGTCGTCGCGATGCTCGGCTTGATAGACCCGCTTCTTCGCTGCAATCCGCTCGGCGTTCTTCGCCTGCCACGCCTGCTTGTACGCCTTGATCTCCGCCGCCTTCTCGCGCGCACGCTCACACACCCGCGCGATAATCCTGTCGCGGTTTGCGAGGTAGTACGCCTTTTGGCGCTCGCGCTTTTCTAAGTCGGTAGCCATCTTTAGTTAGACACCGTTGTCAGGGCTTCGTGGTCTCCGATTCCTTCAGCATTGCGACCAAGATCTCGTAGACGTCAGGGTCTAACTGGGCGACGTAGTCATAGGGCCAATGGCATCGGATGGCAATGGCGAGGTCGGTTTCGATGCAGGACCGCCAGCCTTCTCGTTTTTTTCCTGCTCCCGAATGGCGTCTTGCTTTTCTTCGTGCGCTTCGATCGCTTCACGAATTTCGTTGAATGTCTCGACTTCGAGGTTGCCGACTGCGGCGGCCGACAACGGCACCGGCTTCACGCCGTCGGTCAACGACCAACCGATCAGATATTCCAAGACCTTGGCAATCCCGACCTGTTCCGGGTCGAGCTTGACCTTCTCGCCAGGGACCATATCGCGCGCCATCTTCGCGAAGATGCGCCGCTGTTCGCCGGTGTTCAGGCGTTTCTTGACATCGATCCAATCACCATCCGTGAGTGGCAACCGGACGACGTCCGGGGAGACAAAACGAGACGCCATGTGACTACTCCTGCGGACTGAGCGATGCCGTCATCGTTCGGCCCGCGATCTGCAGCGACTCCACGGTCCACTTCCAGGCATCGGCCTGACGTGGGACCACAAACGCGATCGGATGCTGCGAAACCCGATACGCGTCTGACGACACCACTTGTGCCGTCACCGAGAACCTCGAGGCGTCCGTCGGCGTCAAGACCCAGTCCTTGAGCGTTGCGGCGGTGTGATACCCCCACCGCAACTCCGCCGACTCTCCTCGGAAAACGAACGTGTTCATTACAGGTTGACCGTCCAGCTCGCTGCCGCGACGAAGTTCGCCGTGATCTTGACCGCGCCGGCGACTGGCGTTTCGATCGAGGCGTTCAGCCACGCCGTGCCGTAGGCGTACTTCGTCGGCGAATTGGTGATGTCCGGATAGAGATAGAGCTTGACGCCCGTGGACGAGGACGCGCCCGCAAACGGTTTCGTTTCCGAGTCATCCCACGATCCCGAGATCGTGCCTTTCAGGTCAGGGAGGCCCTGGACATACGTCTTGTTCGCGTCTCCGAAGGACGTGACGTCATAGGTGTCCGTCGAGCGATCGAGGGTCCACGCGTTGAGCTTGATCGTGGAAGTGGCGACGCCTGTGGCGGATTCAATCGCCAGATAGACAGCACCAGAGCGGCCGGCATGTGCAGACATGAAATTAGGCTCCTACGGCCAACTCCGGCCGTCCTGAAAGGAGCTGTTGCAGATCCCCCAACACCGTCTTGGTGCGGTGGATCCACGAAGCCTCTGCGACACGCGCAGGAAGTGCTGCCGCGATCCGCTGACGGCCAGTTTCATCAGCCAGCCATTTCCGGATCAGGGCCGCCGCCTCAATCGGTGAACGGAACATCGGCACGAGATCGCCGAAGACTTCCGCCGATTCCGATCGGTAATCTGAGAGACAGAACGTGCCACACGCCGCCAGTTCATACGCCCGCGGATTCACCGATTCCGCATGGGCGATCGATGGCGCTTGCGATCCCCATCCTTGCGAGGTGCGATAGAGATTCAGTCCAACCTTCGCTCGGCGATAGAGCAACACGGCTTGTTCGTTAGCGACCGGGCCGTTCTGGAGACACGCCCGCACTTGCTTATTCAGCAGACGTGGATCCCATGTCCCGTAGAGACCGAGGTTGATCCCGGTCCAGTCGATGCTGTTGAAGAACCGATACCGTTCTCGAAAGCCAGTCCCGACGAACACGACGTCATGCGCCGGCACGCTGTCATCGATCGGCGTGTCGGTGCGATGCACCAGCGGGTTCCAGCCGTGCGGCAGGTAGCCGAAGTGCGGATTGACCGAGCGAAACGCGCGGACGACACACCGTTCGTTCGTCCAACCCCCATCCACGATCTTCGCGACTCGCATCTCGGCGTCGTAGTCGTACGGCGATTCCGTGAACAGGACCACGACGCGCAGTCCTGCTTCCTTCATCATGATCAACACGTCGGGATGGAGCAGCATGGCGCTGACCACCACGACACAATCGACGTGATGTCGGAGGGCCATTTCCAGCGCCCCGATGCTGGCGTGATAACTCAGATCCGCCGCGTTGGGCCGCTCCAGATTCGGTTCGGTCTTCTTCTTCGTGCGCCACAGCCAGTACAAGGACGACTGCGAGGCCGCGAAGCGCTGATCGAGCCGGAACGGTACGACCTCGACGTCGTGATACTTCAGACCGTGCAGGAGCCCCCAGAAAATATCCGCGGTCGCCCAACTCGCTCCGGGGTGACACAGCAGGAGCCGCAACTTGCGGACTGTCACGCGGAGGCTCCCAGCAGTTCGCGGATCACGACAGGCGCACAGTCTCCGCAGAGCCCGCCCGCGAAGTCCTCAACGAACCCACGGAACCCACAGCCAGGGCATGTCGCGACGCCCTGATGCACGGGCTCCCCGTTCCTGAGATCAGGACGCGCGATGATCAGCACCTGCTCGAGCCAGATCGGCCTGCGACCGGTCTGGGCGACAATGTCTCGGATCCAGTCGAAGTCCACCTCGCACCGCTGCTGAGCGCTGACCGGCACAAGTGCTTCACGCGGCGCGACGACGCAGCACCCGGAGATGTTGGCCACCCGCAACTTCCGATCGGCCCACATGACGAACCGGCGCGGATCGCCAGCCACCAAGTAGGGTGGGGCGTAGAACTGGAACAGAAGCGCGCGGCCGGGTTTCAGCCTCGCGCGGATCGTGGCAATGGCTCCGTCGACATACACGTCGTCATCACCGAGCGCGCACAAGTAGTCCGTCGTACAGGTAGCGATCGCCGCATTGAGTTGCGGGTTGCCCATGAAATGCACGCCACCATCGACCGGCAAGAGCTCAAAGCCGTAGCGCGCGACGAGGGCCGCCACGTCAGGCCGATGCGGTTCCTGGTAGGTATCCAACGCCACTACGACGCGGTCGCCTGGCCGCAGATCCTGCCGCGCAATGGAGGCCAGCGTCGTCTCCAGCGTCTGACGGCCAATCGTCGGCACGACGATCGTCAGGGTCGGCGTCATTCGCTGACCTCGGTCGCCCCGTGCCGCAGAACCAGCGCCTTAAGTGCCTCGACCATGATCCGGCGTTGACGAGCGACCTTTGGGATCATCCGTTCCGACGCTGGCGGTTGTGGCATCCGGCCGCGGTTCCAGCCTTTGTTCGTGACACGGTTTGCGGTCCCGCGCTCGAAGATGTTGGCGTGCGGTGCGCGGCTGCTCACCTTGGCCGTCGTCGTCACGCGTGAACGCGTCTGCGCCACCGTGACATGGCTTCGTAGATTGCCCGTCGGCCCGTGCGGATAGCCTGAGCGAATATCGTTCGCCGCCGCGTTGGCGTTGGCGACGACAATCTCTTGAGCTTCGGTCGCCAAGTCTTCAGGCAGCGCCCGTAACTGCGCGCGCAGTTCGTCGAGGCCGTTCAACACGACTCTGGCACCCACTATGGAGCGACCTCTTCGCAGATCAGGACCAGCGTGTCGTTCATCTCATCGACGTTCTGCACGCCCTTGACGAAGAGTTCCCGCGTCCTCTTCCCGACCGGTTTGGCGGAGTCTTCGTACACGATCCGCGTATCGACCGACACTTGTGGGTGATGGCGCATCTCGACGATGTGTTCCGTGGTGCGTCCGTTCGCCGCCAGCGTCGGCTTGATCGAGACCCACGCACCGACGGGATCCAACGGCTCGAACCACCCATCGCTGTCATCCGTGAGTTGCGGACACTGCGACAACGTGACCCACTTATTTAAGCGGCCAGGATTGCAGTTCCCTACACGGGGCATAGCGAATACCCGTAACAGGTCTGAGTCGGTTCAATCAGGTAGACGCGATCGTTCCAGCACGCTTCTGACGCCGCCGGGACCGCCGCCCCTTCTCGATCACAGTCCATCGCGGCAACGTACATCCTGATGCCCTGCTTGATACGCTCTGGAACCAGCGCCGGATCGGTCCAGCCCACGACGTACGTGATGACGACGCGACCGCCGAGCTTCCCGCTCTGTAACGCCGGCCAACTCTTGTTGGCACCGCGGAGAATCCGGCCGGGTCTACTGACCGTATCGACTTCGTATTCGGTCGCCGCCAACGTCTGCAGGACACCCGTCGTGTCGTAGTACTTCACGGTGGTGACGCTTTGCAGCGGCGCCGCCATCGGCAGCCAGATCACATCAGCGAACCATCGGAGCGTCAGTGCCCACGTCTGGGTTACGAGGCCGCGGTTCATGTACTGCTCAGCCGCGTCTGTCGCGGCGTCGATGTAGCTCCGCAGCGTCGAGTCCCCATTGCTCTGCGTAATACGCGCGTGGTCCTTGAGGTCGCTCACCGTGATCGTGGGCGCCGTCGGTGCCACGGTCCGCGTCCATTGCAGATCGAACACGTCCCGGCGCGAGGACGTGTCGACCGGGAAGGTCATCAGCGATGCCTGCCGACCCGATGATGGGAATGATCAGCGTCTGCGTCGGCTTTGTGGCCCTTAGCCGCTGGCATCACCGCCTGCTCAGGGGCCTCCAGTGTGGCGGCTTGAAGCTCGTGCGCCTTCTCGGCGTCCGTATGCGCGTCACGCTTCAGTTCGGCTTTGAAGTCGGCGTTCTCCTGAGCGGCCTGTTTCGCTTCAGCCTTGAGGTCGGCGGGATCCCGGTAGGGATCGGCCCATCCGAGCTCTTCGAACGCTTCCACAAGCAGGGGATCGCCATTCGTGGAGAGCACGACGTGTCCGTTCTGCGTGATGCGTCGCGCGTGGAGCCGCACGAATTTTTCCGTGATCGAGATATGCGTATGCGTCATCGTTCACCCTTTCGGAATCGGGCCTTGCGTGGAGTACTGACTCATGGGTTCGTTCCCGCCCGGCGGATGCGTCGCCATGACGGGACTCGGCGCGGGTGTGGCCATCGGCTGAATGCCTCCATCAAGGTGCATCGGGAAGGCTTCATCCGCTTCGCTGCTGAAGTTGTCGTTACCGGGATTCGCGATCGAGACCACGACGTCGTCGTTTCCCATCTCGCCGTTGATCGGTCCGACGCCGGGAGCCGCATTCGGCACGCTTAGCGAACCCGATCCGATGCTGCCCTGCCCGCCGAGCACGCTGGAAGGAATGATGGTGACTTTCATGGAGGACTCCTGAAGGAACGACGGGCCGGTATACCCGACCCGCCGTTCGTGGAACGAACTACGTGGAGTTCTGGTAGCCCTTGATCGGGTGCGTGCCGGCGTCCAACAGGTCGCCGTCCGTCCGCATGAACGCGAGGAACGCCACCTGCAGGAACTCGGCGAACCGCTCGTCGAGCCGGAGCAGCGTCACGTCCCGCACGTCGCGGATCCAGTACTTCGAGAAGTCCCCGAACAGAATCGACTTCCCGCTGATCGTCATCGAGGACATGTCCTGGTTGATGACGTACGGCGAACCAAGAATGGTGTCAGGTGCGCGATCGACGAGCCCAGGCAGCCACAGCGGACGGCCCTGCGAATCGGTCAGCAGCTTGATCTTCGACAGCGAGTTGTCGTTCATCATCCACTTCGCGTTGTCGCGATAGGCCGGATCGACCGAGTGGTAGAGGCCCACGAGGTTGGTCAGCGTGATGTTCGTGGTGTTACCGGTCGTCGCCTGGGTGAAGGTGGCCGCCGTTACGACGCCGTTCGGCTGGCCTGTGCCGGTGCCGGTCGTGAAGTGCGTGTTGGTGATGCGGCCGAGACGCTCGCCGAGCAGGCGACCGAGGAGCTGCGGCAGGTTGACCGAGTTGTCCTGCATCAGTTCGGTCGAGACCAGCACGGACTTCGAGGTGTACTTCCACGCATCCAGCACGAGCTGGCCGAACGCGACGTCCTGCGTGCCGACGGTCACACCTTCACCGATGAGCGCCCCGACGTTGGTGGTGTCGTTGACGGTCGGAATCGGCAGCGGTCCACCGGTATCCGTGCGGATGATGGTGCAACCCGCGCGACGCATGGCGCCGTAGGCCAAGAGCGCGACTTCGACCTCGCGCATCGCGGCGTCCTGAATCGAATAGCCGCCGACGCTTGTGGTCGACTGCGGGCCGGCCATCGCGCGCTCTTCGTCGTGGAGGGTCTGCCACACGCGCATCTCGTCTGAGGTGCGGGACTGGAGGCTGTTGCCGGCCAGACGGAAGTTCAGGCTCTTGTTGTCGAGGTTCAACCCGACCCTTCGTGCAGCATCCCGATAGTGCTGCGGCACCGCGCCCGCACTTGGCGCACCAGCCAGGAACCAGCCCCGGATGGCGTCCTGTTGGTCACGATTGCCACGGGCGATACTGGATGGCTGGGCACTGCGCTGGCTCTCGAGCTGATTCGGCTCGCTCCGGCGGCTGCCGGGTTCGGCGATCGACCGCTCGACTTCGTCCTGCTTGTCGAGGATGCTGACCTGCTTGGTCAATGCCTCGATGTCGGCGTGGATCGCGTGGAACTTGTCTTCCTCTTCCTTGCGGAGCGTTTCGCGACCATCGGCCTGGGCCGCGGTCAGGATCTCCTTGGCTTCATTGGCCAAGCGTCCTTTCTTTTCGAGCAGTTCGACTCGGGTCATGTGCGTTCCTCTGGGGTCGTGCGGAGGAACGGCTGGGCGACACATGGCACCTAGCGGCATTCCACGCACGAACTGAAAACGAGTTCAGTCCGTTGTTGTGGAAGCGCCCGATCACCGTCAGGTCACTTCGGCTTTACGCAGCGTGTGGCTCTCGGACACCGCCGAGAGCGTGCGCCGCTCACTGTGTTGGCTGAGGCTAGTATGCGGAGGTTTGGGCTTGGGCGGAGTTTTGAGATACGAAACCCAACCGTTCTCGGATCACCTGGGCTAAGTCGATCTCTCGGCGTATAGCCTCTCGGCAGAGATCGTCCTGAAGGCGTGCCGGGAGTCGAACGCTAATCGGAGGCCCGTCAAACTGTTTCGGTCGGCTCATGCGACAGCCTCCTGTAGCCGATAGGCAGCATCGGCGAGCGTCATCGGCTTCGCACAATAGGTGTGCCATAGGTCACGATAGACGGCTTCCACGGCTTCGGTGTATCCGAAACAGATCGGTGAGGCGACCAACGTCGCCCGCAACGTCTGCCGAATCGCCGCGAGCTCGTCTCTCCGCGTTGTCACCCTTTCCACGGCGGTGTCCACGTACGCATCCTCAGACGTGGTGATGAAGTCGGTCAGGCCCAAGTTCGTGAGCAATGACGCCGACGTCCGCTGAATCGCGCGCTCACCGAGAAGCGTAACCATCGGCACGCCCATATAGATCCCGTCACAGCCAGACACGCCCGCCGTTTGCGGGAACGGGTCAAGGTTCAGGTCGATCTCGGAATACATCAACTTGTGCTCGTACGAACTCGTCGCGCCGCGGATCTCGACTTGGGCCGACTGTGCGCCGAACTGCTCACGGATCCACTGCTGGAGACTCGGTGAATAGTGCGACTTCATGATCAGTCGCGCTTCAGGCAATCGCTCGAGCACGCGCGCCCACAGCCGGATCCCATGCGCGTTGATCTTCAGACTGCGCTGGAACACCCCGAACGTCGGCCGCTCGGTCAGGCACGGCAGCGGGTTGGCCTCGGGTAGTCCTTCAGTGCCTTGGTAGTCGATCACCGATGGAAGATACACGGGTGGCTCGCCTTCCGTCGTGCCTGGTGGCGTCACGATTCGGTCAGTTAGCACGCCATCGAAACACGGAAACCCGGTCGCGAGGGCGTATCCGAACCCCGTGAGTTGAATCGGCGCTGGCTTAGACGCAAAGACACCCAACCGATTGTGCGCGGTGAAGTTGGACAGGTCCACCAGCACGTCGATCTGGTCATCGCGGATCTTCTCGGCGACGAGAATGTCTGGCCAGTCCACCACATCCCGCCAGCCGGGCATGGCCCGATAGGTGTTCGTGATCTGGTCGTACTTCGTGTACGGCGTCGATGAGTAGAGATACGGAACGAACCCCTCACTGTGCTCGGTGACGATCCGGTGAAACACCGTCGCGGCGCTGTGAAACTGGAAGTCCGCTGACACATAGCCGACGCGAATCGGCCGATGCGGATCGCGGCTCCCGAGCGGCGGCCGGCGGCGTGCGTACCGATCCGCGCCATGCTGCGCCCACCATTTCGCCCGCTCGCGTGCTGCGGTCACCGGAGATGTCTCTGGTAACGCGTCGAGGATCATGATGATCCGGTTGCGCGCTTCCACGTAGCCTGGATCGACAGACAGCGCCTTTCGGAAACACTCGATCGCGACGTCCATCCGACCTTGGAACTGCGCCACGCTGCCGAGCGCGTCATACGTCAGCGGCTGGGTCAACCCCGCCTTGAGCAGTCGTCGGATCACCGGCTCGCAGGCGTCCCAGTCCCCGGCATCGTAGAGCGCTTGCGCCTTCCAGATGTCCTGCAGGATCTCGGCGGTCATCTTCAGGGCCGACTGATCGCGGACCTTCGGCACCCATGCCTGTTGCTGCTGGCGAGACGCCTTCCGAATCGTGCCGCCGTGGCTGAAACTACGCCGCCCCACTCTTGACCTTCACCGGTTTCGGCGTCACCGTGATCTCCACGATCTCGCCGATGATCTGTCCGTCCTTCAACCACTGCTCGGCGTGCGCGAACTCTGGCACGAATCCGGACCAGTGAAACCGTCGCGTGGACGCCGTCGGATCGATCGATCCATGCACGGCATACAGCGAATAGCCCATCGGTGCAGCGGTCACCATGCGCTCGCCGTCGTCACTGATCGGATGCCAGCCGTCGCTCATGCCAACCTCGTTTGATGAAGTTTCCGCGCGAAATCGACAGACATGCCCTTGCGGTGTGCCACAAACTCCTGCATGGAACGCTGCGCGACCTGGACGTCCGTCTGGGTATACGCCGGGAACGTGACGATGCTCACCTCGCTCACCCGCATGTCGAGTACCGTCCGCAGCGGCATGTTGTCGTCTTCGTAGTTCCAGTCGTCCTCGATCGTGCGGAACGCGAAGCTCATGCCTGACACATCGCCGCGCTTGACCGCCAGCATGATGTCTCGCGCGTAACTGATGTCCGGATCGGGCTCAATGGTGACACGGAGCCCTTTGCCGTCTTTCTTCATGTCCAACGTGCCGGCCCGCAGGCGTCCGATCACCTTGGACGATTCATGATCCACCAGTGCCCGCACGTCAATCGCTTCCTTGAACGTGCGATCGATCGCCTCTGGTGCGATGATTTCCTGAAACCCGCCCAGGTTCTGGCTTCGGGCGTTGAAGACGATCGCGTATCCACGAAGACGGCGATTGTCGATGGCGTCCACGCGGCAGTCGACGAAGGCGCGACGTTCAAGAGTGTCCACTAGGCCACCTCGGTTAAAATGCGATCGGCAAACGATTCCGCCCGTTCCGCTTCCCATCGACGCAGCAGACGTTCCAGCGCCGGCGGGAGACTCTCGATGTCTGAATCCTGCAGCACGCCCTGCAACTGCCGCGTCGACTCGCTGATGTGCGCGAGCACCATTCGGTCCAACAGACGATCGACGGGCACATCGGACCCGTGTGCGATCAACAATGCACGCACCGCCGGCTTCAGAGCGATCCGGCAGAAGTCCTCATGGATCGGATAGAACGTATGGATCCAGGCACCCAACTTTTCCGGTGAGGCTTGGGCCTTTCGAGCCCGTTCCGTTTCCTTGGCCAGCAGGCGGTTCACTGCATCAACGACGGTGCCGCGGATGGCCAATCGTGTCTCCGCGAGTCGTGTTTCGAGCTGCTGACGCACCGCCGTGTGAGCCGCGATGGCCTCGTCTGAGGCCGTCAGGAGTGCGCGCTGGCTGTCACGTGTCGCCTCCAGCGTCCCGATCACGGTCTTCGCCTCAAGCAGCGCCGCCGTGGTGGACGCCATTTCCTGCGTTACGGCGTCGATCTGTCCGCGGAGTTCCGTCACGGTCGCCTGATTTACTTCATCGGCATGGGTCCGCGCCTCGATCAGCCGTTGGCCTTCCGCTTCCAAGGCCGCGATGCGCTGTAGTGCTGTCTCGCGTTCCTGTGCGCGTTCGCTATCGACCTGTTGAGCCGCCGCCTTCAGGCTCTCGGCCTGCTGTTGCCATTCCACGCGGGCTGCCTCAGCCCGCTCAGCGGTCGCCAGTGCTTCGTCCCGTGCGATTGCAGTCTCAGCGGCGAGCGTCAGCGCCTCTGACCGTCCGACTTCCACCTCGGCCGCGCGTGCCTCGGCTGCTGCCGTCTCACGCTGCGCCTTGACGACATCGAGACTGAGTCCTTCCGCCTGGCTCTTGAGTTCGGTGCGTTCGGTTTCCAGCGCTATGATCGTGAGGCCGGCCGACGTGACGCAGCCTTCAAGATTCGTCTTCTCTCCGCACACTCGCTGATAGTCGGCTTCGATCAGGGCGATGCGTTCCGTGGCGGTGGCGAGTTCGCGCTGTGTCGCCTCGCTTTCCGTGGTCAGCGTCGCGATTTGGGCACGAAGCTCCACCGCGGCTGCTTCCATCGACGCGGTTGCCGCCGCATGGTCAGCGTTGCGGCTGCGCTCCGCATCGCGCTCCTCAACCACCACGCCCCTATCGCGGACGGCATTCATCAGATCAAGGCCGATCCTGGTAGCCTCAGCCGTCAGCCGCTCCACGTCGGCCTTCCGTGCTTCCTGTTCTCGCGCGAGTGCGGACGCACTTTCGACAGCCGCCCGATCCTTGGCGTCTTCCAACTCTTGCGCGATCCGGCGCGCTGTCGCGAGTTCCTCCTGAAGCACTTCCCACGCCCGTCCGGCATTCTGGTCATTGCCCGGCGGCGGCGGAGGAGGCGGCGGTGGACGCCGATCCGCTTCGGCCTTCGCTTTCGTCGAATCGATCAACGCCTCGTAATACGGAACCGCCAACTTCAACGGAATGAGATTCAGTGCGACGAACGCGTCGTCCCCGCCATCGATCGGGTTACGATTCTCGCTCGCTCGCATCTCGTTCGGCTTCAGCCCCGCAATGCTGAATTGCTTACTGTAGAACTCTCCACGGGATGTCACATCTCCGCGCAAGAGGCCGTCCGCGACGAACTCGATCTCCTGCTGATTCCGCTCTAGTGGCGAAATCAGCTTCTCGCAGAGTTCCTGTTCCCACCGTTCCAGCCACGGCGACAGGCAGTCAATGTAATACTCCAGGTTCTGGTGTTCGATGTTGTTGTTCGTCGAGCGCATCAGTTCTTTGAGTTTGTGCGGCGGGAGATTGAACCACCGTGCAATTTCATCGACCTGGAATTGCCGCGTTTCGAGGAACTGAGCGTCGTTCGGCGGAATGTTCATCCGCTCGTACTTCGCATCGTTGTAGAGCGCGAGGATTCTATGCGCGCGATCCACGCCTTGATGCTTCGAGTTGAGCGAGGCGAGATAGTTGGCGTCTGAGAGTTCTTGCGGCTTCGGGCCTTTAAAGGACACGACGCCACCGATGGCCAGACCGTTCCCGTACATCGCGCCACCGAAGCGCTCCGCGGCCATGCCGAGCCCGATCGACTCCCGCATTTTCTGGATGACGGAATAGCCGATGATCCCGTTGAACCCCAGCCCTGGTACGTGGATCATGTCGGCGGCGGCGATAAAATCATCGCTCCCGTCACCATTCACGATGCGATACTCGAGCGGGGTATCCGACCCACGACGAAACGGCGTCACTCGGTCTGGTGTAATCGGCCACAGCGCCACAGGACGCCCTTCGCCATTGCGGACGATCTCCGAATACAGATTGCCCCACGTCAACACATGCGCCTGAAGGCTCTCGCGCCAGACGAGTGACGACATCTCCGGATTCGGCCGATCATGCACAAGTCGATAGAGCGGATGCGCCTCGTAGCGGGTCTTCCCGCCTCCTGGTAGCTTCTTGTACAGGACCAGAGGCAGATTGCCGACCTGCGACGAAATCAACTGCACCGCGGCATAGACGGCCGAGTAGTTCATCGCGGAGAACTCATCGACCGACACGCCTGTACTGGTGGGCGATCCGCCGAAGAAGTCTCTGGCGCGTGGGTCGCTGGACATGATCGGTCCCAGCCAATAGGACCGCACCGCCTCCTTGATACGCTCAAGACGTGTGAGGCCGGACTGACGCACTGGCAGGTTAGACACTCACCCGTCCTCCTAGAGCCATTCCGCCCATGTATCCACCGGCTGCACCGCCGTGTGCCGAATCGCCAGACTCACCCCCACCGTCGCCGAGATCACCGGGTCGATCCGCCCGCGGCTCTTACCCTTCGCGAACATCAGGTTATCCTTCCCGTCCCGCTGACCTACAGTGTTAGACACGGCCCACGCCGTTACCGGACACCGCCGCGCGTCGATGTCCCCTGCGAGGATGTCCGCCTGGACCCGGAGACACGCGCCACTCATCCCGGCAAACGTCTGCGGCACCGCGATCACCTGCTCTTCCGAGAATCCATCGACGTTCACAAGGTTCTTGATCGGCGTATCCGCGTGCCACGGGTCGAACCCAATCTGTTGGATGTCGAACTTGTCGCGGAGTTCAAGAATCGCCTGTCTCACCACGTCGTGATCGATCGATGTCCCTGGCACGGCCATCAACCAGCCCTGGTCGACCCACACTGGATACGGCGCCCGGTCCCGATGCGCTCGGTCGATGAGGGTGTCAGCCGGCGTCCAGAGCTGTTGGAAGATCCGCCACTTCGGCCGGCCGACTCCAGGCGGGAAGACAAACGACACCGCGCAGAGGTCGATCTTTGACGCGAGGTCGACCCCGACGAAACACGGTTCATGTTCGAGTTCGTCAATCTCCCAGTCGCTCTGGCCTTTCCGCCAGCCTTCCACGGATAGACACGGCGCGGTCGCATTCACCCAGAGGTTTAGGTGTTTCTGTTTGTACGTGGCCGCGGCCGACGGCATCGACGTGGCCTTTGTGACTTTCGACGCCAGATCCTCTGCGTTGACCGATACACCATAGTTGGGGTTCGCCTTCATCGCCGTCGCCGGCAGCTTCCAGTCATCCTGTGGATCCGCATGGGCAATGAACGCGAAGTAGCTCTCATCCTTCAGAACGTCTTCGAGCACTTTGCACGCGTAGTCATGTTCATCGCCGCCTGGTGTGACCGGATCGTCTCCAGCCGTCGTGATCTTGAAGACGAGCGGTTGCCGGCGTGCGCCAGTCGCCGTCTCGAGCACATCGATGAGTCCGCGGTTCTTGTGCGCGTGCATCTCATCAATGATGATCAGGTTCGGGTTCAAGCCGTCCGTCGAATCGTGGTCGGCCCCGAGCGGCTCGAGCTTCGAGGCGGTATCGTCTCGGTGGAGGTTCGAGACCTGCACCGCGATCCGCGTCTTGAGCCCTGACGACTGGACCAGTTTCTTACAGTCGTTGAACACGATGGCGGCTTGGTCCCGTTTCGTCGCCGCGCAGTAGCCCTCCGCCCCTGGCTCGCCGTCGAAGAACGTCTGGTAGAGCGCCACAACGGCTGCTTCGAGCGATTTGCCGTTCTTTCTCGGAATCTCGCTGTAGGAGTTCCGGAACCGTCGCATGTCGGTCCCGACATGGACCCAGCCAAAGATCGACCCGAGGCGGAACTTCTGGTACGGCCGCAGCTGGATGAATTGCCCTGCCCATTCTCCCTTGTAGTGTTTCAACTTCTCAGCAAAACGAAAAAACCGTTCAGCTTTCGACAGGTCGAACCGATACGGGAAACCCTCGGATGCTTCGCGAGCACGGTCTTTCAGATGCCGAGCACAGGCGAGCCGGTGGTACTTCCCGGCTGGCACGTCGCCCGCGACCACCGCACGCGCGTAGTCGTCGACTGGGTTCACTGCGTGCCGGCTCCCGTGAACTCCTCAAACGGATCCTCGACCTTGGTCGGCTGCACGATCGGCTTCCCGACAGGGCTGATGATGAACTCCTTCATCCACCCGCGGATGTCCTTGTCGAGCGCCTGGGACTTCGCAATCAGCGGATGCGCCTTGACCTCCGTGTGCTCCTGTCCGGCGCCGTCGATCGTGACCTTCAGGTAGGTGTCCCCGTCCGTCGCGATCTGCGCCTCCCACCGCGCGTGCTTCACGATGGCCGTGCAGAGCCGCTGGAAGCTCACCGCAGTGGCCGGCGTCAATGTGCCTGCCTTAGTCGCGTGCGGCGCCAGGTCATTCCAGACGGCTTTCTGAGCGTCTGAGAGCGCCTCCGGTGTGTTCACCGGCTCTTGAGGCACAATAGGCGCCGCTTGCTCACGTTTGGCAGACTCTGAACGGACCCGACCGCCATGCAACGCCAACACGCGCGCCCCGCGTCCCTTCCTCCCTGCCCCTACCCGTAACCCTCCGTGTCCATTGGCCATCTTGATTTCCTTCACGCCGTCTTGATTCCAACCTCACGCGAGGCGACCTCCGGAGCGGTTTGGATGCCTTCAGTCTCTGAGGATTTGACCCACCCTCCCCTCTCAGGTGCGTGGGGTTGGCGTTCGAGGGTGTTGGCCTTCCAGCTATTGCACTCGAGACAGGCGCTCATGTGATTGCGCGCGTCCCACTTCAGACGCTCCCGTTCTTCTGGTGAACGCGCGGATCTGAGCGGTACCGTGTGGTCCACACACTCAGCGGGTGTCGTCAGGCCACGCTGGACACAACGGCTGTTGACAGGGTCCATGCTGCCGTCTGCGCGCTCCCCACACACAGGGTGTTCTGCTCTGAAGCGGGCGCTGTATTGGCTCCAGGCATAGTCATAGCCGCGCTGTTGGGCGGTACCACGGGCGATGTCCACCTGCTTGGCATGGGTCGGGCAGCGTCCCTTATTCACCAGTACCGTGCAGTGAGGCTGAGCGCAGTAGCGCATTAGTGGATGCGTCCATTGTGCGGGTAACTGAGCGGTTTAGGGCGCATCCGCTACCGACTTTTCCGTCTTTCGTAGGCGAGTGAGGGCGGAGAGCGGAATCTTGAGTCGACCAGTAAACGTCTGCACCGCTTCTGGAACAAGGCCTTTACTAATCCACAAACGCACCGTGCGATCCGATACCCCCAAGCGACGTGCCACCGTGGCGACGTCTAATAGGCGGTCAGTCATGGCGTACAAAGCTTAGATACTGCTGGCCACGACCAAACCACGCAGGATCAATGGTTCCTATATTGGGCAGCCTGCCATGACCATGTTCGTAGGCTCGTAGTTCTTCACGGTATTTCTCATAACCGGCCAAGAGAGCACGGTTATCGGCCTCTGCGCGGGGTGGACGGATGCTTCGGTAGTCGAGGAGGTTGTGCGCCTGTGCCCAGTAGGCGTCGATCGCCCACTGATTCCCGGCAGGGCTGTCTTTGTACCAGCGCCAATCCATCAGAAAGCGTGGTGAACAGCCCAGAACATCGAATCGTCCGCCTAACGCCTCGCACGCCTCTGGAATCGAGAACGTTGGCCCGATAGACGCCGGATTCAGCAGGTTGTCGATGATCCAGTCGTCCACGCTCCGAGTCATGCCTTTCAATGTGGCGAGGTGCGGCGCGAACACCGGTCTGAGAATGGCCACTTGGTCCGCGAGCGGGGCCGACCGGTCAATGAGTTGTTGGGCCTGTGCTCGTCTCAGAACTTCCGCATGATCGGAGATCGCGTCGATGCAGGTGATGACCAACACCCCGTCAGGCGCGACGTGTTTGGCCACGGCCTCGAGAAGCTGTCGCGGATCCGTGCCGCAGAGGCCGAGCAAGCCTTCACAAAGCACGATGTCAAACCGCCGATCCCTGTCGAAATCCTCAACGCGTTGATGGATGACCCCGACTATAGGCGTCCGTGTCGGCGGGAATCGATCAAGCAGTTTCTGCGCGGCCGTCTTGTTCGGCTCCAGAGCCCGATACAATAGCGGCTTCAACGACACCGTGTAGAGCGCGTTTTCCCCTGAACCCGGACCCACTTCCAAGACTGTCTTGCCTTTAACCGCCATCGGTGGCAGGCCGAGCGACCGATACAGACCCGCCCGTCGTGCGAAGTGCGCCGGCAGATCGGTGATGTCCTGACGCACCGGAGAGATGTTGTGCTGTTGGTAGAAGTCCAGCAGTGAGGTCATGTGAACCTCAATGACGGCAATGGGATAATCCACTTCCCCGCGTGCTCTGGATGGGCCGCCATGATCCTGTCGGCATAGCGCCACGCCAAAATGACGATACGGTCAGGCTGTGAACTGTTCGGCGCCACGACGGGAAGATGAAAGCCTGGAGACACGAGCCCATGTCTGCTGGAGTTGTCGTCCCAGAGCTCGGTCAGGACGTCTCCGAGTCCGAAATGATGGCACAGGAGCGTGGAGCCAACCGCGGCCCCGTAGCCGACCCACCGTTCCGACTTGGGCTTCGTGGCCACGCACAAACCAATCTCTGAGCGCAATGCGGAAATCTCGCACGCCAACGCTGCTTGATGGTCAGCGTCTAAACTCGCGCGCTCAGTGACGGCCAGCAGTGGTGACGTCCAGACAGGCCCATCGCCAACGTGCCGGACATACCCACGAAGAGATCCGCCCTTTGTTGGCTGTTCTTCGACCCTTCCAAGCGTCAAGCCATGACTGAGGAAAAAACTCGCCAACGGCGTCGCAGCGAAGTAGTGAATGTGTTCGTGCTCGATCGTGTCGATGAGCCTATTCCGCATGATCGCCGGCCAATAGCCCGTCTCGAAGACGAACGTCCCGTCCGGTGCCAGCAGCGTCTTCACGCCTTTGATAAAGTCGTGGAGATCAGGCACGTTCGCCATGACATGATTCGCGGTGATGATGTCGGCGAGGCTCTCTCCCTGCAGGATCTCTTCAGCGAAGGCTTGACCGAAGAATCCGCAATACGTCGGAATGTCCGATTCCCTCGCCAATTCAGCGATTCTCTCGGCCGGTTCAACGCCAGCCACGAAGCATCCGCGTTTGTCGAACGCCTTGAGCAACGTCCCATCGTTACTGCCGATGTCCACTACGAACGCGCCACGCTTCGGCTTCACCCGTTCTAGCACCGACTCGGCGTAGCGGTCGAAATGCTCATCCAATCCAGGCGAGATCGATGTTGTGTAGATGTAGTCCGTATAGATCGCTGCAGGGTTCACCGTGTCCGCGAGCTGCACCGCCCCACATGATCGGCAGGTCATCAGGTCCAGCGGATAACACGCTTGGGGCTGAGGCTCTTTGAGGTACTGATCGCCCAACGGTGTCGGCGTGAATGAGACGATCAGATCGAGTGGACCATCGCAGAGCCGACAGGCCGTCACACGCACGCAGTCCTTCACTTCGCCGCCTTTCGTTGTGTCACCGGAATGTCTCGGAGAGCCGGAGAAACACGTCGCGCCAACGCCCATGCCGAGCGGAGACCGATGCCGCCATCGAGCGTGATGGTCTGTCCCGTCAGATAACTGGAACGGTCAGAGATCAGGAAGTCCACGAGGTGCGCGAGGTCTTCCACGGTGCCCATGCGCCCGAGCGGTGTGATGTCTCGGTACGTGGCTTCGAGTTCAGGATGGCTGTCGTAGAACGCCCGCGCTTCTGGCTTGATCGTCAGACCGGGGATGATGGCATTGACACGAATCCGCCTCGGCCCGAGCGTCACCGCGTAGTACTTCACCATCTCCACGAGGGCGGCTTTACAGGCGTGGTAGCTGACGGGCTGTTCTTCTTCGACGGAGACGGCAGCAACAGAGGCCATCACGACGATGGAGGACACCGCCGTATTCGCAGCGCTCCATTCAATTAGTTCCTTCGTCCTCGTCAGAGAAACAGCCCATTCGTTGATCCAATCGTCATCATCGCCTCGATAGCGTTGACAGAACAACAGGCTGGACACGGGATTTTTAGAATCAATGTCCCGCAAATACTCAGCATCGCAGACGTTCCGCGTCCCTCTCGGCAACGCCGTGGCGCGATGGCCCATGCCCTCCATGTACGGAATCGTGTCGCGCCCGATGCCTGACGAACCGCCAACGATTACGAGATGTGACATGTCTGCATCTGCTTGATGTTGTAGTAGATCGGATCGGTCATCGCGTTCGGCACCTTCCCGTCCGCAAACGCGGCCACGAGATCTCGCACCGCATCCTCGATCGAGAATTGAGGACGGAAACCAAGCACGCTGGCGATCTTGTCGCTGTTCACCGCGTACGACCGCTTGTCATCCGTCGGCCGAAAGACAAACGCTCCCCCCGTGATGGCCTGCACGCGTTCCGCGAGTTCCAACACCGTGGCATTCTCACAGCCGACGTTGAACGTCTGACCGGCCACCTGTTTCGCTGGCGCGTCGAGCACGGCGAGGTAGGCGCGCACCATATCGGCCACATGGAGATTCGGACGAGATTGTGAGCCTCCGAGTACCGGAATCACCCGCTCATGCACCGCCTTGCTGGTCAGGATGTTGACGATCAGGTCCAGCCGCTGCCGTGGCGCATAGCCGCAGAGCGTGGCCGGTCTGAGCACGGTTGTGGTGAAGTGCTTCGACTGCGCCTTCAAGACGACGTGTTCACCAAGCGCCTTGTACTTGCTGTAGTCGGTCAACGGCTCAAGCGAGAGGTCTTCAGTCACGTCGACACCGTCAGGCTTCACGCCGTAGACCGATGAACTTGACGCGTAGATGAACCGTTTCACACCCGCATCCTTCGCCATCCCAACGAGCCACTTTGTTGCGTCGTAGTTGACTGACTTCCCGAGCCCGCGATCGAGCTCAAAGGACGGATCGTTCGAGATGCAGGCGAGGTGGATGACGGCCGTATGGCCTGACACCAGCGCGGGGTTAATCGTCCGGATGTCGCCCTTCGCCTTGATCAACCTGGGATGGTCGTTCAACGAATCGCCGTAGAGGAACCAATCCATCACCGTGACATAGTGGCCACGCTCAAGCAGGGCCGGCACCAACAGACTGCCTACGTAGCCGGCACCACCAGTCACCAATACATTCATGCGCCCATCCTCAACAACACACGTCCTGCTTGACCGCTCCGCACGACGTCGAGCGCATCGTTAACCTGTTCCAGTGGAAACTCATGCGTCACGAGGCCATCCAGATTCAGTAGGCCAGCGCGTACCAACGTGGCTAGACGCGGGATGTCTTCGTGTGGCTTCGAGTCTCCACCGTGTGAGCCTGCTAGCACCTTCCCGAAGTGCAACGGCAGCGAATGAATCGTGATCGGATCGTCGTGACGCGGCACACCGACGAGGATCGTGCGGCCCTGCGGCTTCGTCAGTTCGTAGGCGTGTTGGATCACCTCGGACCGCCCCGTGGTATCGATGACGACGTCGTAGCGGTCATATGCGGTGCTAAGGCAGATCTGAGCGCCACGCTCGATCGCAGCTGTAACCTTGGCCCCTACCGGATCCTTCACATGGATCGGATACGCATTGACGAGCGCCGCCATCTGCACGATCGCCAGACCAACCCCTCCAGCCCCGAAGATGAGCACCGAGTGTCCAGGCTTCAGGTCCGCGTCTCTCGTCATGACACCATAGGCCGTGGTCAACGCACAGCCGAACAGCGGCGCCACGCGTGCGTCGATGCCGTCAGGTAGCAGCGTCAGGCGGTTCTCTGAGACGATGCACTGTTCCGCGAAGCACGCCATCGGCCCGGACTGAACGGACGTGATGCCAGGCTTGTCAGACTCACGCCAGCCATAAACAGCCCCGCTCGCCGCGATGCCTTCTGATGGCCTCCAGTGGAGAATCACGCGGTCCCATGAACTCTTCGTGGTGACGCCTGGACCGACGTCGAGCACGGTTCCCACGCCTTCATGTCCGAGCAGATGCGGCAGGTACCTATCCGGCCCCTTAGCCCCGTCGATCTCGTTCAGTTGTGCCCCACAGATCGCGGCGTAGTCCACACGCACAAGCACCTGGCCGACATCCAGCGTCGGCACAAGCACGTCCGCGACCGTCAGTGGCTTCCCGATCTCCGTGAGAATGGCGGCTTTCACTCGACCTTGTTCTCACGTTCTAGCGCAGCCGAGAGCAGTCGCCTACGGACCGCAGATACACCATTCGCCTCACGGTGCGCGATCACTTCCAGTCGCGCAAGGAGGCTGACAGGCAGACGTATGCCAATCTGCCGAGTGTGTTCGTTTCGCTCAGCCTCGTTCTGTGGCTTTTGTTTCATTGTTCTCATTCGAAGAAGATGAACTCGTAATCGCCGGTATAGCCGTACTCGTGGTACTCGTGGATCCATTCCTCGTCGGTCTGGAACGCCCAACACGTCAGCGCCCAACACTGAAGGTTAAATTGCTCCAGAGCGTTCCGATACGCTTCAACGCAGATGTAGGCGTTCTTTCCTACACGTTGAATCTCTCGGAGTGCTCGCGCCCGTTCGTGACGTTTAAGGTTGTGCAAGACGTTGATCGACAGCACGAGATCAAACACCTTGTCCGGATGCAGGTACACGTCTTCGGCGCGACCGACAGACAGCGCCCCGTGGACGTTCGGCTCGCAGTCATTGATGCCGTACTGTGAGACATCGAACCCTCTCACCGTGCAGGTCGGCAGGAGCTTCTTGATCTCTGTCAAGAGATGGGCCTTCCCACAGCCGACATCCAGAATACGAGACTCGTTCGTCAGACCGTAGCGCGTGATCAGTTGCTCCGCGACTGGCTTCCAGTACCCTGGGATGTAGTGATAGCCGCCGTATCCGTATCGCCTGTCGCCATCCCAATACTCACGCCCGTATTCTCGGGCTACTTCCATGCAATGCGGCTTGTCGTCGTTCATCCTGGCGAGGTAGTCCCGAGTCGTCCGCTTGTGTAGCGGGGTGACGAGTTCAACGAGTTGTCCCACGAAGCTCCTGTACTGTCTTGACGATGTTGTCCACGGAGATGCCGTAGCGTGCGCGCATCTCATCTTGAGTGCCGTAGCCTGATGGGAAGACGTCTGGATAGCCGATTCGCTTGAACTTGCCTGACCATCCTGACTCAGCGAGGACTTCAGCGACTGCGCTTCCGAGGCCGCCGATGATGCTGTGGTCTTCCACTGTCAGCACAACGTCACTCTCCATGCCTGATACCCAGCGCCTGTCGAACGGCTTCATTACAGGGCAATGAACTACTGTGGCATCCAGTTTCCTACCAGCACTTAGCGCCACTTGTGCTGTGGTTCCTGTAGCGAACATCGTGACGTCGCCGTGTCCCCAACGCATTATCACGGACTGATTAAACGCTACGGTCTTACCGTCAAACACGACCGGATCTCCGCCGCGTCCGAGCCTGATGTAGATCGGCCCTTGGTGTTCGACCGTCTGCGGCATCAGGGCTTCCATCTCCACCGCGTCGCACGGCGAGAGGATCGTCATCCCTGGAATCGTCCGCATCAACGCGATGTCATCCACCGCGAGATGCGTCGGCCCGAGCGGCGCGTACACCACTCCACCGCCAGCCCCAATCAGCCGGACGTTCGCGTGATGCAACCCGACGTCGATGCAGACTTGCTCGAAGGCTCTCCGCGTCAGGAACGTGGCGATGGTGTGGCAGTAGACGATCTTGCCGGCCAGCGCCATCCCGGCCGCCATGCCGACCATGTTCGCTTCGCCGATGCCTTCCATGAAGAACCGATCCGGCATCTCGCGCTTGAAGTCATCCAGCACACCGGCGCCAAGATCGGACCCGATGAACACGATCCGTTCGTCCTTCTTGGCGAGTTCGTAGACCATCCGGAGGCAGGTCTTACGCATCGAGTGCCGCCGTCAGTCTCGCGCCGTCTTCGGCCGTGAAGTTGTCCTTGTGATGCCAGAAGGGATGGTTCTCGACCTCAGCGACGCCCTTGCCTTTGACGGTGTCGCAAATGAGCGCACGCGGTTCCCCGTACGAGAGGACGGAGAAGCCGAGTCGCAATGCCTCAACATGGTGGCCGTCGACCGCCCACGGCATGAACCCGAAGGCTCGCCATTTGTCGGTCAACGGTTCGAGCGGCTGGACTTCGTCCGTCGGCCCGTACGACTGCCGCTTGTTGTAGTCGATGATGACCGTAAGATTGTGCAGTCGATGCTTTCCGGCACAGAGGGCCGCTTCCCAGACCGAGCCTTCATTGATTTCTCCGTCGCCCACCACGACAAACGTGCGGCCAGTGCCGCACATTCGCTGCGTAAGAGCGAATCCAATTCCGAGACTGAGTCCGTGCCCAAGACTGCCCGTAGACGCCGTAATCCCTGGAATGTGATGCTCAGGGTGCCCACCGAGGAGCGCCCCTTCCCGGCAGAACCGGTCGAGTTCTTTGGCATCGATCAACCCTTTCTCCACCAGCATCACGTATTGCGCCAGACAGCCGTGCCCCTTCGAAAGAATCACAATGTCTTCTGATCGGATCACGTCGTCATAGAGCACGCGCATGATCTCGACCAGCGAGAACGAGGGGCCGACATGCCCACGTCCCCCGCCGACGAGCGCCCGGATGATCTGCCGGCGGAGATGTTTCGAGCGTTCATCCAGCATGAGCCAACCGATCAGTCAGGCAATGCAGCAGGGCCGCGTGTGTCAATTCGACATGTCCATAATTCGAGGATGGGACGTAGAAGTTCAGGTGCCCCATCTCTCGTAACGTGTTCTTCGGTAAGAATCCGGTGAAGGTCACGACGGTCGCGCCTGCGTTATTCGCAAGCTCTGCGGAGTTCCAGATGTTCTGCGACTCCCCCGAACTACTCACTGCAATCAGCACGTCGCGAGAGCCAACCCAGAGAGCCAGCGCGTTCGCATAGCCATGCTGATACCCGCGGTCGTTCGCGTAGGCAGTCAACAATGGGACGTCCTGATGTACCATCGCCCGAATCCCGCAGGCTTTGACGAGGTCGTTCTGCACGTGCGCCACGACGGACGCGCTCCCACCGTTGCCGATCAGATGGACGGTGCCACCGGACAGACGGACCTGTCGCAAGGCATCGCACAGCCACTCGATCGACTCGTCGAGCGACACGATCGGACCAGAGACCGCCGACGACATACACGCGCCGAGGGCGGTCACGTATGCCGCAGCCGTCATCTGAGCCACCGCGTAATCTCTCGATACAGGACGTCCCGTTCGATGTAGCGGGCGTTCCCGACGATGCCCACAGCCAGCGTGCCCACCACTGCGGCGACGAACGTCAGCAGTTCTAGCGGCATTCCGACGGCCGCACAACACGCTGCCACCGCGAACACGGCATCCCCGGCACCGACACGATCCACCGTATGACTGGCCAAGGCCGGCGCATCCACGATCTGACCGCGCCGAATGGCTTGACAACCATGCGCCCCACGCGTGACGAGCACGGTGCTCTGACGTGTCGAGGCGGCATCAGCCATCAATTGATCGACACGCGTTGTCTGGTCCCGCGCATCCAGCCTGAGCTCGCGTTCTGACAGCGAGATGAAGTCGGCACGTCGGTACTTGCTGATCGTGTGGTAGCCGTGGTTGCCGGCGTTGGCTTGGACGTTGACCGCGAGGAACCGCGCGTCCTGCTGGATGCGCTCAAGCAAGGATGGCGTCACGAACCCGTGGCCGTAGTCCGCCACGATGAGCAGGTCCGCATCAGCGAGCGAGACACGGGCCGCAGCGTCTCCGGCTTGGGCGGACGCCGCTTCGTCCATGTCGTAGACTTCAAATAATTTCTGAAACGGGTACGTCTCGATGAACCGGCGTTTCACGACCGCTGGCCCGCTCCTTGTCGTCACATGCTCACTACAGGCTTGAGCGTGCGATGCCACGGCATACGCTCCGCCGTTAAACTGTTCGGAGCGTTTGAACTGCGCGGCCAGGATCGGCTCTTTCCCGGCTTTCCCTAACACTTCGACGTAGTGGTAGTCGTCGAGGATCGCGTCCCCGATCACCACGACGTTCAAGGCGCGGGCCTTCTCCAGCCATCCGATGACCGCATCAGCCGACACATTCAGACCAGAAAGATAGGCCCGAATCTCGTCAGACACATCTGGCCGCGGCTGCAATAGGGCGGTGGAGCTCCACTTCTCGGTCTGGGTAATCACAAGTTGTCCGCCGACCTCCTGCAACGCGTTCCGCTCGCCTGCATCGAGCGACGCTTCTGAGTAGTCCGACCCCTTCACGAAGGCCGCCGGACGGATGCGCCGAATCGCATCGGCCGCCGTCGGACTGTCTGACAGTTGGACTTCATCGACACAGCCCAACCCGCGCAACGCCTCCATCCGTTCACACGCGGTAAAGGCTGGACGACCAGGCCCCTTGCGGACGAACCGATCCGCCGTCACCGTGACCACCAGATAGTCCCCGGCGGCCTTCGCGGCTTGCAGATGGCGGATATGGCCCAAGTGCAACAGATCGAAGCAGCCGTGCGCCTGGACGACCCTCATCCGAGATACCGATGCCAAGCGGCTGTCGACACCGCAATCGTCTCCGGCGTCCACACGGGAGCTGCGGCCCAGTCGTCCAACCGCTCGAGCATGGTCCGCACACCCTCCGCGAAGGGCACACGAGGCACCCAGTCAAGTGCCTGTCGAATCTTCCGCGTGTCGGCAAACGTGCAATCCGGTTCACCGGGTCGCTTCGGGATGGAGATGCGATCTCCACCGATGAGGGTGGCGAGTTCGTCCACTGAATGCGTGCTGCCGCTGCCGACATTAAACACGCCCGTGATGTCTGACTCAGCCGCCTTGACCATCGCATCCACCACGTCTGTGACGTACGTGAAGTCGCGGGTCTGCGTCCCATCCCCAATAATCGTCAGTGGTTGGCCGTTGGCCTTTTGCGCTAAGAACACGCCCATGACCGCACCGTACGTGCCGGCCGTCCGTTGGCGCGGACCGAAGACATTGAACAACCGCAGCGAGACAACCGGCAGTCCGTAGACCTGCATCCAGTGGAGCGCATACTGTTCCCCAACCCACTTCGTCAGGGCATAGGGATACTGCGGAGCGATCGGCGCGTCTTCAGGTGTTGGGAAGACTGTGGCGAGGCCGTAGCAGGATGACGACGCCGCATAGATGAACCGGTTCACGCCGCAGGCTCTCGCATATTGAAGCGCCGCCACGGTGCCAGTGACGTTCGCGTGATGGTAATCCCACGGCTTCTCGATGGACGGCACGATGTCGGCCTTCGCGGCTAAATGGAAGCACCAATCGCACGCCATTATGTCGATGCGTTGATAACCCCAGAGCTTGCCCATGTCACCAGCGACGAAGCGAATACGGTGGCGATGTGGAGCGATGGTCCGACGCGATCCTGACGAGAGGTCGTCCACCACCGTGACGGTGTGACCATCGTTTAGGAGTCGTTCGACAAGATGTGAGCCAATGAATCCGGCGCCGCCGGTGACGATGGTGTGCATATACGGTTTCTGCGGAATCCACCGCGATCGATGCTAACTACCGAACTACGTCACGATTGCGTGCTGTCCAAAAAGGCGATATTTCCACCCAACGCCAGGCATGTCACCGATCCCGCGTTCGTGCGCCAGAAGCTGTACGTATAGTCCCCATTGAGCGAGGCGGTATCGGCTGCGGCAAACACCGTCTTGACCGTGCCGGCCGCCGCCGAGATGATCGTAATGGTCGGCGTGATCAGCGAAGGATCTGCATCGTTGGGCTTCCGCTTCACCTTCAGTGCGAACGTCCACCCTGTAATGTCCTGTACGGCGGTCTTCGCTTCCGTGGTGTAGACCGTCCAGGTGATCTGGGCGTCTTCCCCTTTCACGAACTCAAAAGACGGACTGGCTCGGCTCATGACTCGGTGTCCTTGTCCCACGATTGGGCCGAGACGCTGTTGGACGGGTAGGCGGTCGCATCACCCACACGCCACGCCGATTCAGTGACCGTGCTCAACGGCCACGCGTTCGCTTCCGCGATATGGACTGGCGTTCCCGTCGGTGCCGCCGTCCCACGTCCCGAGAACAGGAGCAGCAGGCTCACGCGACTCTCCGATGTCCGACACGCGGCAGGTTGTCACTGGTCGGGACCGCTCCGGTGATCGTGCCCTTATTGCCGTTGCCCGAGTCGTCCAAGACCAACCCGGTACCGTTCGCGCCGAGCCGCCACCGTCCCGCACAATTGCGGTAGTTCTGATGAGGGTTAAATTGCAGCCGCTGAATCTCCCCCAGGTCGTAGACCGCCGTCGCGACGTAGGCCCAAAAGTACGAGCCCTTGAGCGGGACTGAGCCGATGCCACCGAGCGTCAAATTGTTCCCGGTCGTGTCCGTGCCTGCCCCGCTGCCCAGTGTTTGTGTGACGTAGGCACTAGGTTCGCTGGCGGGCGTCAGTAGGTCGCCCATGTAGAGTTTAGGCAGCCCGCTCGCCAGATCCAGTGTCCCTGCCATGAAGACTGGCGTGCCCAGATGGGTTGCCCAGTTCACACTGAAGCTCGCGGCCTCAGCGAGCGCCCGGATGAAGGTCGTCGCACGAGGCGCCTCAAACACCACACGGTTATTCGAGGCGTTGGCGTACGACATCTGCATCGTGCCCTTCGCGATGAGACGATGCGCCGCATCAGCCTGAGCGGTCGGCATGAACCACGCCGCCCACGTCGCGGCTGCTGGGACACTAATCGCCGCGAACGCGCCGCAGTCAACCTTGTCCGTGGCGTTGACACCGAATTTGAGAGCGTTCGGGATCATCCTCGTAGCGCCGTGGCGACCATCCCCGCCGTGACAATGAATCCGGCGCCCCACAGAAACTCCGCACGGGACCCCGCTCGCGTTTGGAGCGCCGCCAGCCGAGTCTTAGTGCCCGTGCTACCCGTCTTCAACAACGTCAGCACATTGGTTTGGACCGGCGTGGAACTGCCGTCGTCGTTGATCAGCCGAATGGGAAACGGCGCCGTCAACAGCGATTCCATGTAACTGTTCACGGTCGCGGTCGGCGATGTCACTAAGTCCACGAGATCGAGGGCGTGGAAGATTTCACTCGGGGTAATGTCCGAGCGTTTGATCTGAATGGCGACGCGCGCCAGATTGATGATGTCGGCCGTTGCCTGGTCTGCGCCTGATGCCACGGTGGCGGCGTAGCCGAGCGCCGTCGGGTCCGTCGTGAGTTCCGTCGCGAGTGCCGAAGAGGTAAAAGCCATTAGTTCACCAGTTCGTATTCAAAGGTGGTGGTTCCCGTCGTGATCGCCGCACCCGCGTTATTGATCGCAATGAGTGCGCCGTTCGCCGGGATGGCGCTGCCAAAAATGTCGCTGAGGGCGAAGAAACCAGAGCCAGCGCCATTGTTGACGCGGACCGAACCTAGGTAGCGCGAATTTAAGCGGTTCGCTGCGGTGAATGTGCCTTCTGTCCCCGTGGCGGCATCGGTGTACCCCGTGCCATTGGACAGTTTGGACGCGAGATAGAAATCCACATACGCTGTCCCAGTGGATTGCGTCTTGAGCCAGAAATGCGCGTCACGCGCCCCACTGAACGCGATCCCGACCGACTGCCAGCCCGAGCCGTTTGCCAAAGTGTCGAAGTTCGTCGTCGTGAGCGCGACCTTGCCGGCGTATGTGCTCTTGAACCCGACGTAGCCGATCAGGTTCGCGCCCGCGCCAAGGATGATCGTGCCGGAGGTGATCAGGAGCTTGACGATGCCGCGGAGGTACTGCTGAATCGTCCCGTTCGCGTCGGTGATGACTGCGGCGCCAGTGGTCGCACCGAGCGTCGCCACAGCCGGATCGTCTGAAGCCAACGTGACGCGGTTCGCCGCGGCTGCGGTACCCGCTCCAAGGGCATTCGCGAGGAACGTGACGATGCCGCGGAGATATTGCTGAAGTGTGCCGTTGGCATCCGTGACAACTTTCGCGCCGGCTGTCGTGCCAGCGACGGCCGCAGTTGCCGCGGTGCTGGTGTCGATTGTGGCAGCGTGTCCGGCCTCGAGCGCAAATCCAGTGATCGCCGCTGGTGGCGTCAGCGTCGTGATCGTTGCCGACGGAAGAATGACGGGAACCGACGCCGCCGCCAGCGCTTGACCGAGCGCAGGAGTCTTCGTATTGATGGCATCGACGGACGTCTGCAGCGTGTCCTGCTTGGCCGATGTCGCAAACCCAGTAATCGCGGCCGGCGGCGTCAGTGTCGTAAT